ATGAGACTCTATCAGCAGGTTATCGTTGAGGCGACGGCGGCCAGCGGGAAGGAAGCGGAATACATTGAGGACATTATGCGCAACGACATTTTTCACTCTACGTTGGACTGGCAGTCGCGGGCGCAGCTGGCGCGGGGCGCGCGGGAGGCGGTGAAGATGCTGAAAATATACCGCGCCGATCCATCGCTGGCAAAGCACTTCCCTGAGGCATAGCTATATGGAGATAAAAAAACGCGGTGACGAGATTCCGAAGGAGCTATACGAGAAAGTCTGGAGCCTTCAACCGGATATGCTGGCTCACCGCTTGGATTTAACAATCAGCGCGGCGGTCCGGATACACGCGCTGGTAAAAAGGGAATTGGTCAACGCAGGGATAATGACCCCGGACAATGTCCTGATTCGCCGCAAGGAGGCAAAAATGAAAGTAACGCTGGAGGCAGACGTTCAAGTGGGCGGTAACCGCCCTCGCGGCACGGGATGCATAGGTTATATGCCGGAGGGTACGCGCTATGAGGACCTTGTGCGCGTATTCGGCAAACCACTGGCGGGACTATCACCGGACGGCAAGGTCAAGGCGGAATGGTACGGGCGCATTAGCGGCCTGGAGTTCACCATCTACGATTATAAATCCAGCCTTGAGCCTGAACGGAACACCGATTGGCATATAGGCGGCAGGAATCAATTGGCCGCAGTCCTGCTGATCGCATATTTCAAGACCGCAGATATCGCGGTATAGGAGGCAGTAATGAAAACGCTGACTCAAGAGGACCTGGAAAAGCGTATGAAGCACTGGATATCCAATCGCGATGAGATATTGGACTTCTATGTGCAGGTCGCAGACGAGCCGACCAAGCGCATGATTGAACAGACCATCCGGTGCTACCGCCACATTATCACCAGGAGCATAGTTTCTAAGGCCGCAGAGCGTACCCGGAAGAAGAGCATTAAATGCACGTGCGGAAGCGACCAGTTCAAAGCCCAAAAGATAACGCTGGAACTGCGGGGCGTTCCCTGCGAGATAACGGAGGACGGTCCGGAGTATGACGATAAGGCGGCCGACTACTCCGAGGGCTGGGACTACAACAATGAAAGCCGGGTGGCTTGCGTCGCCTGCGGGAAGGAATACGACATTGCGCAGGATGAGAAGGCGAATATCTGTATGTGGCCAGTGTGGGATGAGTCATATGAAAATAGAAAAACGAGGTAGGTATTGGGCGGTTTACGCGGTCGACGGCAAACTAATCTGCGTTGCTGTTTATAAAAAAGGCGCGCAGGATGTTATGCGGAGATTGGAAAACGCGCGGAGCACTAAAACGTGCGCGGTGCCTTGCGGAAACTCCGAAAGAGGCGTTATGAAAATAGTCAAAGACTATAACGAGATGGATGCATTGGAAAAGTTCGAGGGCCGGAAAGTTATTGTGCTGTATTCCAATCTTATCCATCAGGTTGTTAACGGCCAGTGGTCGGCGGTCGGCAAAGTAGATAAAGATGGAAATATTACATACAGGAGGTGAACGGATGAAAATGCCAAAAGACGACGTGCTCAACGCCTTACTGACCGACTTGGTAGCGGACCAGGTCATCCGGGCGTTGCAACTGGGCTATGGCCGCAAGGAAGTCGAGGCGGCTGTAGCTCGCGGTGTATCTCATGGCGTTTATGAGTTCAACCAGTGTCAGGTGGACGGGAGAGAAACGGAAAAAATAATCGGGGCCATGCGCCCCAGGAGGCAAAACCATGAAAGCAAATGAAGCCAAGGTAGGCGAGAAGTATCTGTCCAAGACGGGCATTCCGGTCACGATGACTGGTTCAAAGGCTGGCAAGGTCCTGATAAAGCTTGAGACCACCGGCACTACCATCATGGTGAACGGCGACTACGAGCTTAAGCCGTATGACGAAAAAGGAATTGGCAAAGAGTCCAAGCTTCTCCTTAAGGTCAACGGCAAGGGCAAGACGGGGGGGGGTGCCAAAGCGAAGAACGGCGGCTCACTGGCCGCTATCATTGACCCTTACCTGCTGAGTGGCGGCAAAACAACGCAGGAGATTGCCGCAGAGGTGGCAAAGAAGGCCGGTGACGCGGGCAAAGGCAAAGACCTTGAAGCGAATGTGCGGGCGCGGTGTTGGACCTTCAAGAAAAAGGGCTGGCAGGTGGTCAAGGACGACAAGAAGCGGGTAAAAGTCTTCCAGAAGAAGGGATAACCACATGGAGCCATACGCAGAGAAGCTCAAGGCAGGCAAGGAAAGGATGCGGCAGCTTTGTATGCAGGCGGCCCTGGCCAACACACCGGCGGCGGTCAGGGTCGTCCGCATCCGCAGAACGCTGTCAGGCAGGGCTTATAGCGCCGCAGAGATAGCAGCGCCGAGGCCGGTTACCCGGCGGGCCCTGGCCATCTTCCTACATGAATGCGCCCATGTAGCCTTGGGGCACGTTAATGCCGCCCAGTTTGCGCCCACGTTGCCCCACGGCGGCTCCGGGCCAGCCCAGGCGGCCTCAGAACCAAGGATCAGGCGTAAACCCCGCCATGTAGAGGAATACGAGGCTGAACAGTGGGCCTTTGCCCGCATGCGGGAGTCCGGCATCCCTATACCCCGGAAGTCGCTGAGGCGGGCCAAGAGCTATGTGGCGTATAAGATTCGCCAAGCCCGGCGGCGTGGTGCCAAGGCGGTCGACCGGGAGGCCCAACGGTGGGCCGGGGGCGGGACGCCATGAGCCCGGATGCTATGCTGGCTGGCTTCATACGGCACCTGCGGGTAGAGCGGGGGCTCTCTCCATGCACTTGGACCAGCTACGGTTACCAAATCCGTGGCTATCTATGCTTCCTTGTGGGCCGGGGGCAGACCCCGGCCACAGCTACGCGAGAGGATGTTCTTACATACCTGGAGGCCAAAAGGAACGCGCATTTGGCGAGCAGTTCGCTCTTCGCGGCGGCTATCGCCATCCGCCAATTCCACCGGTTTTTGACGGAGCGGGGGCATGCCCCGATAGATCCTACCATCGGGATGAAGCTCCCTAAATTTAAACAACGGTTGCCAGAACCTTTGAGCGTTCAGGAAATGGCAAGGCTTCTTGATGCGCCCATAGGCGATAAATTTAATCACGTTCGTAATAAGGCAATGCTGGAGACGATGTACGCCACCGGCATGCGGGTTTCGGAACTGCTGAGTCTCACGCTGGAACAGGTCAATCTGGAAAATTGCTGGGTAAAAATACAGGGCAAAGGCGGCAAGGAACGCATCGTGCCGGTTAGCCAGAAGGCCAAGGCCGCCATTCTCTGCTACTTGGAGGTAAGGAATCAGCGATTGCCTATAACACAGGCTACCCTTTTCGTGAATTCGCGTGGCCAGGCGCTAAACAGGGGCACGTTCTGGTGGGAACTAAGGCGAATGGCCGAGAGAGCCGGACTACATGGCAGGATCACTCCGCATCAGATTCGGCACACGACGGCGACGGTTATGCTTGAGGGCGGGGCGTCGCTGCGCGTTGTGCAGGAAATGCTCGGGCATGTGAGCGTGCTGACGACGCAAAAATATACGCACGTTACCGCAGAATTTATGAAAACGACCTGCAATAAGGCACACCCTAGGTTTTAACTTGCAAAAATCGCCATTTTCATCGCGACAAGACGCTGTCGGGATGGTCTGCTACAATATTTCTACAGCCGCACTTTACCAATGACCGACTTGTTTATACCTTACGAGTGAAAGTGCGGTTGTAGAACTATTGGATAGTAACGGGATAATTTCCCCAAAGTGTTATAATTAAAAATAGAGGCATATGATAGGACCGAAACATTCACTCATGCGTGCTTCTTGTTAGGGCTTGTGGCGGGCATACACGCTTCTCTGGGGGATTTACAGATAGGTGAGGAGAAAAGTAATAGAGTGTTATGCTCCCATTACTTAAAATGGTCTTGGATTTAACACGCAAAGACAGTGCTATAATTAGACGGGGATACAACATCATCAGCAAAAGATTTTGAGAGGGAACCATGTCTGAACAACACAAATCGCGTGAAATTGCCAATTTTATTTGGAACAGCATTGCCAATAAAATTCTATGGAATAAGATAAAAAAGGGGAAGTTCTCGGATGTTATATTCCCTTTTACGGTTATAAGGCGGATGGATTGTGTTTTGGAGCCTACCCATGAAAAGGTTCTCGCGGCACATGAAAAATACCACAAAGACCTCAAGAACCTTGACGGAGTTTTAACCAAAGCTTCGGGGGCGATGTTTTACAACAAATCAAAATTCACATTAAAAATACTGCTGGACGACGCCCCCAGCATTAAAACCAATTTTGACGCCTATCTTAATGGCTTTTCCCCCAATGTGCAGGAAATTATTGAGAAGTTTAAATTCAGAAACACTATAGATACCCTGCAGGAAAAGGAGATACTGTACAGCCTGACTAAAGAGTTCTGCAAGCCTGATGTGGACTTGAGTCCCGCCTCATTATCCAACCACGAAATGGGTTATGTTTTCGAGGAACTTATCCGTAAATACAATGAATCCACGGACGAAAACCCCGGCGAGCATTTTACGCCCAGGGAAATAATAAAGCTGATGGCGCGGATGGTTATTGCAAAAGACCATGACCACCTCAAACGCCGGGGAGCCATTGTCACGCTGCTCGACCCCTGCTGCGGCAGCGGCGGCATGCTTACCGTGGGCAAGGAAGAGATCTGCAAGGTCAACCCCACTGCCAAGGTGGAGCTTTTTGGCCAGGAGTCCGTTGACGAGACATACGCGGCCTGTAAAGCAGACATGATGGTTAAAGGCGAGGACCCGGACAAGATTAAGCCCAACTCCAGTTTCTCGCATGATGGCTTCATCGGAAAAACTTTCGACTATATGCTTATGAACCCGCCTTACGGGTCGGATTGGACAGAGGATAAAGTTTTTATAAATACCGAGCACGATAAAGGCTCCAGCGGTCGGTTTGGGGTCGGCCTTCCTAGTATTGACGATGGTTCCCTGTTGTTTCTTCAGCATGTAATATCAAAGATGCATAAAGACAGGAACAAGAGCCGTATCGGCATAGTTTTCAACGGCTCCCCGCTTTTTAATGGCGATGCGGGCTCCGGCGAATCTGAGATAAGGCGTTGGGCGCTGGAGAATGACTGGCTGGAGGCTATTATAGGCCTGCCCAGAGACCTTTTTTACAATACCGGCATTTACACTTACATCTGGATGCTTACAAACAGAAAGGATGAGGCGGATAGGGGCAAAGTGAAAATGATCGACGCCCGTGAGTATTGCCGGAAAATGGGCAAGAGCCTTGGTGATAAAAGGAATGAAATAGCTGAAGAGCAAATATCCGAAATTATCAGCATGTATACCAGCGACCGGCAGAGCGAGAAAATTAAATTCTTCAAGACAACCGACTTCGCTTACCGCAAAGTACGCATAGAGCGGCCATTGCGGCTGAATTACCGTGCTTCGGCTGACAAGATAAAGAAGCTGGACGAGGAAAGCGGGTTCATTAACCTTGCGGTCTCCAAGAAGCTTAAAAATCAGGAGACAAAGGCACAGCAGGAGAGTGAAGGCATTGAGTTGCAGAAAAAGATTAAGAAACTGCTTGCTGGTTTGCCGGACAAGCTATACAAAAACGCAGCAGATTTTGAAAGACTGCTTGACTCCGCATTTGAGAAGGCTGGGGTAAAAGTGCTGGCGCCCGCAAGGAAAGCGATCTTAAAGGCACTGTCTGAAAAAGATGAGACGGCTGAAATAGTAAAAGACGCCGCTGGCGACCCGTTGCCGGATTCCGACCTACGGGATCATGAGTATATTCCGTACGCGGAGGACATCGAGAAGTATTTTGACCGCGAGGTTAAGCCATATGCGGCTGACGCCTGGATTGATAAAGGTTATGTGGATGAAAAGGACGGCAAAACCGGCAAGATAGGCTATGAGATAAACTTTAACCGGTATTTCTACAAGTACCAGCCGCCGCGCCCGCTTGAAGAGATTGAAAAGAATATTGCAACAGTTGAGGCTGAAATAAAAGAAATGCTTTGGAGCAAGTGATGAGAAAATATAAACAGTATCCAAAGTATAAACCCTCCGGAGTGGAGTGGATGGGAGTGATCCCGGAAGGGTGGGGGCTTAAAAGATTACGATTCTGCGCAGAAATTAACCCGAAGTGGGGTGGCGGCGTTTTAAATGGGTTAAAGGATACGGATGAAGTTTCCTTTGTGCCAATGGAAGATGTTCCTGAGAACGAAACAGATTTAATTGCTGAAAAAACCGCGCTTCTTGAAAAAGTCAAAAATGGTTACACTTTTTTTACTGAGGGGGATGTTATCGTTGCAAAAATCACACCATGTTATGAGAATGGAAAAGGGGCGATAGCGGGGAAGTTGGTAAATGGTGTTGCCTTTGGCACTACAGAGTTGCACGTAATTAAAGCTGGGAAAGAATTAACAAATAAATATCTTTTTTATTACACAAAACTTAAAGGATTTAGAGAACATGGTGAAGCAAGTATGAAAGGCGCGGCCGGACAAAAGAGAGTCCCGGAATTGTATTTCAAGGATTGTTTGATTCCGATGCCTAAGTATGCGGCACAGAAAGAAATAACGAATTTTATAGACAAAGAAGCCGGACGCATTGATAAGGTTATCGAAAAGCAAAAACAATTTATTGAGCTTTTGAAGGAAAAGCGGGCGGCAGTTATTACCCATGCAGTCACCAAGGGCCTGGACCCCAAAGCCAAAATGAAAACGTCCGGAGTAGATTGGATCGGCGATATCCCGGAGGGATGGGAAGCGAAAAGATTAAAATTCCTTCTGAAACCTCAAAAAGGTGCTGTTAAATCTGGGCCTTTTGGCGCACATCTTAAAATAGATGATATGAAAGGGACAGACGTAAAAGTTTATGACCAAAAAAATGTAATCGAGCGCGATATAAATGAGGGCTCAAGTTATATTTCCAATGAAAAATTCGAAGAGCTTCAGGGGTTTGAGGTTTTTAAAGGTGATTTGCTCGTCACCACACGCGGGACTATTGGGCGTTGTTATATAGTTCCCGACAATGCGGAAAGGGGAATCCTGCACCCATGCCTCATGAGAGTTCAATTAGATGAACGCAAAATAGACCCTCTTTTGATTGAAATCTTAATTAATGATTCCAGTTTCTTTCTTGAGCAAATGCGGGCATTGAGCAATGGCACAACAATTGAGGTAATTTATACTGAAACAATTAAAAACATAATTATCATCACCCCACCCAAGAGTGAACAAGCCGAGATAATTAAATATCTAAACGAAGAAATTTATCACACCGATAAGGTCATTGAGAAAACCGAAAAATGGATCGATTTAATGCAGGAGTACAGGCAATCCTTGGTCATCGCAGCAGTTACAGGCCAGATTGATGTCCGCGACGCAGAATAGCAAGGGGAAACATTATGACAACCATAAGCGAAAAAGACATGGAATCCCAAATCGAGAAGGACCTGATTAAAACCGGTTACTTTAAAAGAAACTCGGAGAAACACTACAGCAAGACCACCTGCGTGGATAAAGACCAACTGATAAATTTCCTGATCGCCACCCAGAAAGAGCGCTGGGATGCATACGCAAAACACCATGGCGCCGGCGCTGAAGACGCTTTGATAAACCGGATAAAGGATTTCATCGACAAACACGGTACATTGGAGCTGCTGCGCAAGCCGCTCGGTATATACGGAGTATATTTCGACCTGGCATATTTCAAGCCTGCAAGCGGCCTTAATGCGGAAGATAAAGTAAGGTATGAGGGGAACATCCTCAGCGTTATGCGCCAGGTGAAATACAGCGAAAAGAATGAAAACTCGCTGGACATGGTTGTTTTGTTGAACGGGCTACCCCTAATCACCTTGGAGCTTAAAGATAAGATGACCGCCTCCGGATATACGGTAAATGACGCTATAGAGCAATACCAGAAAGACCGGGACCCTAAAGAGCCGTTATTCCGCTTTAAACGCTGCCTTGTGCATTTTGCTGTAGATGAAGATAATGTGTACATGTCCACCGAATTGAAAGGCCTGGCAACATGGTTCCTGCCTTTCAATAAAGGGAACAAGAACCAGGCTGGCAACCCGTCTACCGCCGGTTTCCCTGTGGAATACCTCTGGAAAGAGATATTCCTGCGTGACAGCCTGCTTGAAATCATCCAGTATTTTATTCAGACTGCCCCGGTTCTGGACGAGGATGGCCGTGAAACAGGCGGGGAAATACTTATATTCCCAAGGTATCAGCAGCTGGACGCCGTAAGGCAGCTGCTTAAAGACGCAAAGAAAAATGGTGCCGGGAAGAACTACCTTATACAGCACAGCGCCGGCAGCGGCAAGTCCAATACCATCAGCTGGCTTGTGCATCAACTGGCAAGCGCTCATGATGGTGCGGATCAAGTGGTTTTTGACTCCACAATTGTGGTCACGGATAGAAGGATATTGGACTCCCAGCTCCGGAACACCATCAAATCCTTTCAGCATGTCAGCGGCCTTGTTGTGGGCGTAGAGGACGGCTCAAAACAATTGAAAGAGGAACTGGAAAGCGGAACAAAAATAATAATAACCACGCTGCAAAAGTTTCCAAGGATAGAGAAGCAGATAAAAATGCTGCCCGGCAAACGCTTCGCGATAATACTTGACGAGGCGCATTCGTCGTCGAGCGGGGAGATGTCAAAAAGTCTGAAAAAAGTGCTCAACCTTAATGCCGAAGATGATGCGGAGGAAAAGGAAGAGGAGACCTGGGAGGATAAAATTGAAGAGGATATAAAAGCCAGGGGCAAACAGAAAAATGTCAGTTATTTCGCCTTTACCGCAACCCCTAAACCTAAGACCCTTGAGCTTTTTGGTGTCAAACAGAAGGACGGCAGCTTCAAGCCATTTCACCTGTATTCGATGCGCCAGGCAATACAGGAAAAATTTATCAAGGACGTTCTTCCGAATTATATAACCTATACCACTTATTTTGAGCTGATTAAAAAGGTTGCAGCCGACCCCGCATACGACAAAGCCAAGGCCTCGCGCCTATTAAAGGTTTTTGTCGAACTGGCCCCGCAAACCATAGAAAAGAAAACCGAAATTATAATAACCCATTTTATGGAGCATTGCGCGGCTGAGATGAATGGCCAAGCCAAGGCAATGATGGTATGCTCCTCACGGGCACAGGCCGTTAAATACAAGCTCGCTTTTGACAAATATCTGCAGGCGAACAAGCTGCCTTACCAGGCCCTAGTTGCCTTTTCCGGCTCAATAGAGGATGGCAGCGGTACGGATTACACCGAAGCGCGGCTGAATGGTTTCCCTGAAAGCCAAACCGCTAAAGTCTTCCGAGATAAAAAATACAAGTTCCTGATCTGCGCTAATAAATTTCAGACCGGTTATGACATGCCGCTCCTCTATGCTATGTACGTAAACAAAAAGCTGCATGGCGTTAATGCCGTGCAGACGGTAAGCCGGCTTAACCGGATCTTTAAAGACAAGAAAGATCCGATAACCATGGATTTCATCAACCCGCCCAAGGTTATACAAAAAGCCTTCCAAGACTTTTATGAGGAAGTGGAGCTGGAGAATGAAACCGACCCCAACAGGCTGTATGACCTGAAGAAGGGGTTGGACGACGCCGGCTACTATACCTTGGCTGATGTAGATGAGTTCAACCGGATACTCCATACGGGTTCCTGTACTCAGAGCCAGCTTGTCCCGGTTCTGAACCGTATTGTGGATAAATTCAAGGCTGATAAAGACCAGAAACATCGTGATTTATTTAGGTCTACAATGAAAGCTTATCTGCGCCTGTATTCTTTCCTTGTGCAGATAGTGTCCTTTCCGGTTAAAGACTTACACAAGCTGTATTTGCTCTGCCGCATACTTTACCGCAAGCTGCCGCATGACAGTGTGCCGCTTCCTATTGAAGTTCTGCAGCAGGCCGACCTTAACTCGCTGAAGATTAAAAAGATTAACACCGGCCTTACTGTAAAACCGGGGGAAGGCGGAGTTTTCAAGCCGGAAGAAGACCGGGTGTATGTTAAACCTCAGGAAGTGCTGGAGCCGCTGTCTATCATTATTAAATGGATAAATGAGCACTTCGGGACCAACTTTACCGAGGCTGATAAGGAAGTTGTCGCAATAATAATCAGCCGCCTTAGCGGAGATGCGGAGTTTGAGGAGGAGGTGGCAAACAATCCGGAAGGCAGCGTTCTCCATGTATTCGAAAAAAGGTTTAATGGCTTACTGCAGGAAATGATAGAAACGCAGTTTGATTTCTATAAAAAGCTGAACAACAACTCAGAAGCTAAAGAGGACCTGATGAAGCGAATGTTCAAGGTCCTTTATGAGAAGCTAAAGAAAAGGGACGGCGCCAGACCCTGATGAATAAAGAGTTTGAAAATCTTTATAAAGTAGTTGGCGGCAACATTCCCCATGTAAACCAGGTTAGTTGAGGGTTGTTGAAAGAGCCGTTGTGTGTGGGCTGATTATAGGGTGAAGGTCAGACCGAATCCAAATTTGGGAAATAGTAAACTTAAATAGGACGGTTTTTAGGGGGAATAAAAAACATGGTGATGGACGAATTAACAATTGGTGTTGCGGCAATTGTTGTCAGTGCCCTATCGTATTTTGCGGGAGTTGTACGGACCAAACAACAACAAGCCTCTAATGATCAAGATTCCCGGATTAATAAAGTGCTTGATAAATATGTGTCCGCATCACAGGCAGGGAGATGTAATTCTTATGGTGGACTTGTTCAGGCTGGAATTGGGCTACTTAAAAATGACAAAGAAATCAGGGAACTGCTTGATAGAATTGTTAAACATGGGGAATCATGGGACCCGCGTAGTCAACTAGCGGGGATTGACACTTACCAACTTTTCCAAAAAGCGAAAGAAAAAAGATTAAACTTCAGCTATTCAGGTGTTGCAGAATCTCTTATCGCAGAAATGCGGCAAGGCACGGTGACCTACTAATCAGAATTGCCATAATCTAAAAATTAGTTCTCAATCCAATACCAAAGCTAAACTTCGCACCCCATCCAAGTCCAGCGATGCATTGGACTTCCAAATTTTGAAAAGGTGTAAAATCGTCAACGTGCCGCGAGATTCCAATCCCGCCGAACTGCGGCGTTATCCCGGCGGTAAGGCTATAACGCCCCAAATACGCCCACTTGAAGTCTACCAGCGCCAGTAGCTTGCGCGAGTAGACTATTCCGCCGCCCAACCGACGAGTGAAGCCACGATCTTTGACCACTACTTCTGGCGGTTTCTCCGGCTGGTCCACCTTGCTCACGACCTCAACATGCCCCTCCGGCGGTAGGTAGCGGTCCCGGTATTCAATCTTCGTAGGCCCGTCCCGCCATTTGGTAACAACGTGCTCCCGGTAAATTGTCACCGTCTGCTTCGTATCCGGCGGCAAGCCCTCAATCTTGGCCGTGAGTTGCTCTGCCCGGCCAGTCTCGTGCCTGAGTTGCCAATACATGACCGCCAGCATTAAAGCCAGCAGGATAATGGCTGCCTCCTGTGGCCGCCGGATGATAAACCCGAAAATTTTAGTCAGAAGCGTCATTTTCATCTCCTCCGGGCGGCTTGTGGTTCCCGTTGCCGTTCCCGTTCTTAACCTTCTCGTAAGTTTTGGTCAGGACATAGCCGGTAAAAATGACTGACACAACGCCGCCGGTCACGGTGACAACCGTTGGAATCGCGTCCGGGTGGTAAAGCACCGTCCACACGCAAATCCAGGCATAGAGGGCCATATACAGCCAATTCCACAGGGTCCTGAGCGACTTGATGTCCCGCATCAAATTCTGCGCGAGGTCGCTCTTGAAGGTGTTCCTTGCCAAGGCCAGTGTCAGTTGCTTTATTCTGTCCATTAGAGTTCACTCCTAAAAAGGCCCACGTCCCAGCATTTACCGGGACACGATTTCTGCCTTGGCACTCCGAGGCGGTCGAATACCTCCCAGTGGCCTATGACGTGGCTGGCCGGTATGTGGAAGGCTTCCATAAAGGCGCGGGTCAGCTGTAGGTTGAACTCCCAATGCTCAGGCTTGGGCGGGGCTTTATCAAAATCGCCAACAGCACACAGGCCTAAATAGTCTGTGTTGTAAATATTTGATGCTCCTTTGACTCCTGCGTGAGCACCGATTTGGCTGAGCGGCCTGCCCCAGTTGAAAACGACCTGGCCGTTTACCCATTCCGTCCCGCCGTGGTATGCAATATCGCTCCAGGGCGGCTGGAATGATTGCCCCGCTCCGATGACCTGTCTGCGTTTGTATTCGTCTGCTGCAACAATATTCCCGTCTATGCGGTAGGATGTGTGGTACCTGCGAATGGCGTCCCAGTCCCGCGCTGCTCCATCCGGACTGGCAGAGTGATGCCAGACGATGCCTGACCACGGTCTGGACCGGGACACATCAATGCTCAGCGTTAGTTTCGGTTTGCTCATATATGCCTCCTGTAGCTATAAACGGGATTCCGTCCGGTTTTGACGCGGTTATATCTCCGTTACCTCGGCCTCTATGGTATACCCCGCGTTCTTGAACATATCGCTGTAAGCAAACGACAAGGCCTCTATCTTCCAACCAACGTCAAAAAGGTCTCTTGGCCTGGCTTTAGGCTCCGGCCAAAATGTAATAAACGGATTTTGCTTAAAAATCAGTTCAACCGCGTCTTTGGAGGGGGAATCCGTCAGTATTATTTGCCACTTGCCCGTGTATTTGTTCTTCCCTCGATAAGCTATAAGCTTGCCTCCCAGGGTTCTGAAACTGCCTGACTCAAAAAGCTCTCTTTGCGGTGTATAAGAGTCAAAATTTGGCAGCGCGACAAGTATCTGCCCGCAGTAAAGCTCACCTATTTTCTTATTCTGGTTCGCTGTCTTGGTCGTCCGGGCTTCTATCTGTATGACGGGAGTGGACTGCGGAGTGAACGGTATTATGATGTCGTCATCCAGTATCTCGCCGTCAAACAGCGTGGTTACGCCCATGAACACCCGCAGGCTTTTCAGGTTCGTGTTCCGCAGGATAACGGCGCTTATATTTCTAAGCTCATTTCCGCCGGAAGGGCCCATGAAAGTAAGCTGCAAAGTAACCGGCGTCGAGTCCAATGCGGAAAGCGACGTCCACTGGCTGTCAGCATCGCCGTCGGTCAGCTTTTTGGTGTTTGCCGTCTCCGAAAGTCCTTCCTCGCTTGAGGTGGCTATGACAAGGCCGGGCCCGGCCTCGTCCAGTGACAGGATTATCGGCTGGTCATCTTCGACCGCGGCCATAGCCGAGATAAAATCAAAGGAGTTAAGCGTCGGCCCCGGGCTGGCTTTTACGAATTCCAGCTGTGTCTCAAAGATGTTTGCGGCCGGGAGCGTTAATTGCCCGGTTTCCTTGCTGCCATTCGTGACTGTGGTTATGGGGTTCCCGAATGACTTCGTTTGAATCTCTTCGAGAGTGTCGCCTGCGCGAATGCGCACGTTAATCTTACTGGTTGGCGACTGTAGAGTGCGGTCTAAAGTAAAAGCTGTTACCAGATGCTTCTGATTAAAAACATGCCGCAGATTTATATGCCCGGAATCTGCCTCTACGCCCGGGCCGCAGAGCTTAAAATAATCAAAGCGAAACTTTGAGGCGTACATCTGGTCCGAATTGCCAATATCCAGGAATCTACTGCCTGGCAGGGTTCTTAGGACTGGTGAGTCCAAGGTTTCAAGAACCACTTGTGCAGGATCATCATTCTTGATGACTTTCATCTTGATAGTGCCTAACGGCCCCTGTGTAACAAAGATCGTGAACGGCATACTCACCGTGTTTACCGGGAACAGCAGGGTGGGGGAAGCGCGGTTAAAAGTTACCCAGGCCGTGCCGTTCCACGTCCACTCCTGGCCGCCAGCGGCCACTACAACCGGTGTAAAATACACGGTGCTGTTTCCGGGCGAGGTCGAGATAAGCAGCTCCCACAGGAGAATAGCGTTCTTGTTCGCTATAGGGACTGCTGAGGGAATCGGGTTTGCCTGCAGGATGCCGAATCCCCATTTGGCCGAGCTTGGCGGCGCACCAGCGCCATAGCGGTTAAACAGGAACCGCGTTTCGCATTCGAGCGAGCTTAACGCCGAGTTTCGCAGGGTCTCGATATTCTTGGGGCTAGTCTCCGATGGATAGTCGAACTCCAGGTATCCGCCGGTTTCGGGCGGGTCAGCCGTGCCTGGCGGGGAGGTTCCCCAAAGTTGGAAGTGGAAATCTATCAGGTCTTTCAGTTGGCCGCCTACCACCTCCCATAAATATTCCCAAGTCGAGGTGCTGGCGAGATAATATGTCGGTCGGCCAGAGCTGTAAGGGCTCAAAGGACTGCTCATCTGCGCGCCCCATTGAATGATGTTCGGATAGCTGTGTGACGCCCAGGTGGCCCGCAGAACAATGGCGTAAGGGATGTTTGCCTGAAGGGAAACGCCTGTCGAAAAAGTAAAATTCACGCCCGCTTCCGTGAGCGGAACGCTGGAGGCTGCTACCGGCTGCGAGGCACCGAGGACGGTGGTCGTGGGCGAATACATGCCGGTGGTGGTTCTTATTTCCGCGATTAAATTCTCACCGGCGACAAACGTGCCGAATCTTCTCAAGGGCAGCGTCACTTTTGTCACTGTCTTGGCCCGCGCGTGAGAGAATGCCTGGGCATGCGAAAGGCCGTTGATCTCAGAAAAACGATTTAACGCCGCGACATTAAAAAGCTGCTCAAAGGCTGTCTCACCTTGCGGCACTTCTTTCCAAAGCGGGTCCTTTACGCCGTCGTTAAAGTCGTCCGCCATTGCAAGCGGATAAGTCAGTCCCAGTTTGATTGGCATAGCCGAAACGTCAATATTGGCGTTTTCTGTATTGGCCTGGAACTGGCCTGCGGTATTGAATATTCGCTTGATCACGCGACCTCCAGCAAATCCAACTCCGTCCTAAAATTCATCAAATCCTGTGCGACTCCGATAATCCTAGCGTCGAATATCTGCCCTATCTGCCTGGGGGCGGGAATAGTGAACGTAACCCGGTCACCCAGTTCCAGCTCGGGCATAAACCGGGCGGTAAGCGTTGCCCGACGCTTGGGCTCCTTATAGCGGTTGAAATAACGCTTGGCCATGACAGTAGCCAAGTCAACGTCGGTCTGGAACAGCATTCCGCCGCCACCCACGGATAAGGGTCTCACGCCGAACCGCTGGTTTGAGGTGGGTGCGGCCTCGCCCTCGGTCTGTGAGTCCACAGTCTTAACGAACTCGCCGAAGCTGGCGCGTATGCTGTTGAAAACCCTGTCCCAGCCCGGATTTATACTTTGGACTTTTTCTATGTTGGAGCCGTCCAAAGTAAGCAGCGAAACCGCCGCTGCCGCTTTATTCCTGAAGAAGAATCTGCCCATGCCGTCCATGCCCAGTTCGAAGTCTGCTATCCGGGCCAACTCTTTGATTACGTCCAGAACGGACCGGCTGGCGAAATTCGCCATAGAGATAAGAACGTTCCGCGTGGTCAGCGTTATCACGCTGAGCCTGTGGACCGGCAGGTTTACGCCGGACGTGTTCATGAGCGTGATAAACGCCATCTTCGCGGGCATCGGGAATCCCTGTGAGACCGCGAACTCGTCTGAGATTATCGTGTCGTTCGCCCCTAACGCCCTGTGGAAGCTGAATCCGGACTGGCTGTTAGCCCCGGCCGCCGTGAAACGCTGAACGCTGCCGTTATTGTTCTCAATGGCGGCTTTCCATGCGTCCCAGGACACTGTCCCGGAGCCGCCGTCTATAAGCGGCGATTCCGCGATAGCAGGCAGCCATATCCGCTTGATGCCGTAAGGCAGGGATTCCAGCGTGTCCGTAATAGCTATCCTGAACTTGACATATCTCGGCGATTGGGCGTTTGTCCAACTGCCGATGTTACCGCCGTTTGAAACCGCTGTCTCAGCCGAGTATGTCAGGTCATCCGCGCTCCATGAATGGTAAAACTGCGCGCCAGAGGCTAATCCCTGCAACTCCGCGAAGAATGGCCCCAGTGTGGTTATAAGCGAAAACGTGGTCAGCCCGGCCAGCTGCGGGCCGTAATCTACTTTAAGTGTCAACTGCCCGGTTGACGGAGTGGCACTTATGCCGTTATAGCGCAGGTAATCGATATAGAAAGTGTTGCTGCCGCTTGATTGTAGGCGTATGCCGGATGTCCCGCTTGGGAACGCGCCCAAGGTTCCCGAAAGGACTTGTGTGCCATCAACGAATAAAGCCCAAGTCCCGGCAGATACGCTGGTAAGCGTAAGCGCCAGCCGGAACGTATGAAACTGCGTTAGGCTGACCGAATAATTCGCGCTTGTGATTGCAGATCGCACCCGGACCTGGTTCAGGTTGAGAAATTCGATTTGAGCACCGAGAAAAGGCGACTGGCCGACCATCGTGCCGAGCGTTACAGTGCCGCTTATCGAACTGAACCGCAGTCTTGCGCAGACGCACCGTGACAGGTTGAACTCTTCGGCGGTGTTCTGAAGCACATAGTCGGCGCCTCCGGCATGCGTGACCGTTCTTACGCTGCCCGACAGGGTTGCCGTGGTGCCGGACGGCAGGAACTCGAACCACGGGAACGCGTAATTGCCCTCAATAATGCTTTTTTCCTGTGCGGGCTCGTAATCGGCCTCGTATTGCGACGTCCACCGTGGATGTATTCCATTTTTTATGCGGTCAAAATTTATCCGGCTTACGTTGAGGCCTGCCAGCCATTTGGCTGCGGTATCATATGCGTCTATCGTCAACTGGCCGTCCCCTGCAGGTGGTTCGTCCTCCGGGATTATCAGAGCTCTGTAGAGGCTATACGGCGCGAAATCGCCGACACAGGTGTGTAATATCTCACGCTGTGCTGCTGGGTCGAATTGAACGGTTTCAACAGCTGCGGTCTGGACCTGCGGTACTGAGGCCAATAGATCGTTTACCACATTATGGATTTGCTGGTCGCGCTTCCAGACCACGCAGTCCGAGCGCACTTCAGCAGCCAGTTGAGGCTGGACAGTTTCAAATTTTATGACAGCCTTCTTTTGCGGGTCGTTAAGGTTTGATGCCGTCCATCTGGTGCCGGGCCGCATTACCTCGCCCGCTACCCGAACCTCTTTAACCGCGCCGACCGGGGTGTTTGCAAGTTCAAACTCAGCTCTTAAGCCGTCGCCGATGCCTAACAGCTCGTTGTTTACCGGGATAGCCGCCTTGTCGGCGTCCGCATCTTCCAGAAGTTGATCCATTGACTGGATGTCCAGCTGAAGAGTAGGCATTCCGGAATCTTCCACGGCATCTTCAATAACGCCGGTGAATACAGGGGAAATCTCATCCGCGCCCGCAACTTTAAGCCCCAATGAAATTCTGATTTGCGAGTGAAACCGCAGGAACCCGGCGAACCGTCCCACGGAACCGTCATCCCACAGCCGTTTTGAATTATCGACTTCGATGCTGATATTGGATGCCTTGTATTCATTCAAAGCGTCAGTGTCTAGCTTCCATGACAGCCGGTCGAGCCGGACTATCTCGGTTGTGACGTCAATGGCCGCCGCTTCCCAGCCAGAGCCGTTCGTAAGCCGTCTGAAAAGCTCAACTTTCCTGACCGGATAAATCAGGTTTGACGCCTGCGCCGCTTTATAGCCTTGGGATACTGTTTTCATACCGCGTCCTTAGACAAGCGCCCCTGCTTTGAAAGGATGGATTTAACCAGCTCCGCACCCTCTGCCGCGCCCGAGCGGGTAACCTCTGACATCCGCCGCATTAATTGTCGGACCTGCTCGTCACCCAAGCCGGTGACTGTAATGGCGTTATGTTGTGTGACCGAGACGCTAATGCCGCCGCCGAACTTCCCCAACTGGTCAAGCGGTATGACCGCCTCAGGGCCTTTCTCGGCGATTGTGGCAAGCACTGGTTCCCTTACAATAGCGCCCTCGGCAAACCCGAAGATTTTGCCGATGGATTTTGTAATGGGAGTCATAAGTGACACGGCCCCCGCGAATAAACCGACAGAGCCGAGGCCGCTAAGCGACGCGGCTTGCGTTGCGGAATTGGCCAGCGCCTGTTCTATGGCTATGCGGGTGAATGTCTCAATGGCGGTTCTTAAGACAGTGCTCATTACTGACTTCCAGGCATCCTCAAAACTCTTGCCGTCCATGATCATATCCGCCACGGCACCGGAGAATGAAGAAGCAAAGGAATCAGACACAGCCTTTTGAGTGTCGTGTATTGCTATCAGGTCGGCGTTTATGGCATCCCGTGCCTTCTGAGATTCCGCTATTGAGATGGCGGACGCGTTCAGCCTGGCGGCAATAAGCTCGTCCTCGGTTATTAAACCCTTGGTTCGCAAATCTTCGAACTGCTGAAACCGTTGTGTTTTCTCCTGCTCGATGAGCAGCAATCTGGATTCAAGGTTTCGGCCTTCACTGTCTAGCCGTTCAGCCTCAAGCTGTGTGAGCTTGTCATATGCGTCCTGTCCCAGGCGTTTTTTTTCGTCAGTCTCTTTTTGCGATTCTTCGATTGATTTTTGGGTTACCTTGGCTTTAATCTCAACTTCCTGTGTTATCAGCCCCTCGCGTTCGTTTGCATAGCGTCTCTGCACTTCTGCCGCCTGTTCTGTGGAGGCTTCCTCTATGGCCTGCATCTTGACATTGGCGTCCTGGACTATCTCCGGCAGGCGGTCAAACTGGCCTTTGAATATCGCGCCCCAGCCGCTGGCGGTTTGCTCTATGATGACAAGCGTTTTTGCTCCCCAATTGGCTATGACCACTCCGAGAATCTCAAAGAACTGTGTGCCTTTAAGGATCGCCTCAAGAAAAAACTTGAAAACCGGCAATACCCCGGCGCCCACTATCTCTTTAAAATCATCCAGCCTGTTTCTTAAAGACGACAACTGCATGGCAAAGCCGGACTCTTTCTCGGCAGCACCCATAAACTTCTTGGAGAGCGCGTCTATAACTTCCTGTGAGGTGGAAGCATCGCCTATAAACGCTCCAAACTCTGTTTTAAGCGCCCTCATGCGCGTGGAGTCACCGTTTAGGATAGGGCCAAGCAGCTCAAGGATGTGGTTTAAGTCCTTGCCGGATGCGGAAGCCAGCCCGAACGCCAGCTTCGTTCCCTGCATGGCCTGCCCGGCATCGCCGGTAATCCTTGTAAGCCTGCCGAGTGCGTCATAAGTTTCTGTATCTGAAAATCTGGTCAGGGCTTGCTGCTCTTGGGCGAACGCCATAATGCGCTCTTTCTCTTTGCCAAAAGAGCCGCCGGTTGATTCAACAGCAAATTGCAGCCTGCGTAATGCCTCTTCTTCGGTTACGGCCGCGTCAGCCGTGGATTTGAAGAAGGCCGCTATACCGGCAACCGTGGCAAAGCCCATCAACTGGTTCAGAAGCTGGTTGGCCGCGCCTTGGACAGCCGCCATTGACTGTGCCGTCGCGTCTACTTTGGGAGGGAGAGTTGTGAATGCCTTATCGGCCCGCGCTGTGGATTTTTCAATCACGCCCGCGAATTTATCGGAGCGCTGCGCGGCATCCAGCAGTTGTTGCGACAGCCGCTGAATAGCGGGCGAGGCCTGGTCAATGGCCTCGAAGATTATCTCGAAGCCGGCCATAACTAAGTCTCCTTGGTTATGGAATCAAGCGTAAAATTTATGATCTCAACATAAAGCCCGACCGCAAGCGAATACTCGGACAGGATGGCATCTACCGGAACCGCGTCTTTGTCCTCATCGCCGACGCAAATCTTCGGCGAGATTACGCCATATAAAAGCACACGCCGGAATTGCGGCAGTTTGGGGTTTGCTATCAGCTCGTTGATTCGTTTGGCCAGCGCGTCTTTACCCTGCCGCGCAATGCTCCAGAAATCGGCGGTTTCATCGCCAAGAAACAGCAGCGGGACCCGGCGTATCCTGAATGCCAGGCCGCAGACCTCTATGGTCTTCTCTTTTTTGAGCTTTTCCTTAAGCTCAGCCGCTGAAACAGGTGCGTTCATAATCAATATCCCGTTACCGCGTTCGTAATGATGGCCTGCAGGCTGTAACCCAAGACCGGGTCCAGCTCGGCCTGGAAGGTTACGGCGGAGCCGAACAGCCCTTCCAACGTGCCGAATGCATAGGCGGTGTATTTCGCCTTCGGGATGCTCAGCTCCAGCTTATTTTTGAAAGCATCTTCTATAATGTCGCCTGTAAGCGCGAGATCTATCGCCTGAGGCAGGTTATCCAGGAATTTCTGGCGGTTAGCTTCGGTCTCGAAATAGATCTCGTAGCCGCCGTCGATTGCGAATTTGCCGGACGACACGATGTCTTTAGCGTCTCGGGACTGGCTTAAGGTCCTGTGTGCCACCGACGCGTTATCAATACTCAGGGTCCAACTTTTGACATCCTGGTTTATAATCCCGTCCAGCTTAAATTCGGTCTGAAAGAACATCAGCGGCTTCGGTGTGCCGAATACCGCCGAGAACGCGGAGGCTGGTTCTTCCGTCTTGAACAGCACATCGGCCGCGACCTGGCCTTTGCCGTCTACTGCACCGGTCATTGTCAACTTCTTGATCACCGTGAGCGGATAGCGCTTTGCACCCAGGCCCCGGTCCACAAAATAAGTAAATGAGGGGAACTGCACCCGATTGTCGGGCTTAAACGTATGCTTGAACACTGTCGGCGAGTTGACGGCATCCGGCTGGGTCGTGGTAACCTTGCCGAGACAGCCAAGCAATAGGTCGCCCAACGTGTCCGCTTCAAGGTCAATGGCAGGCAACTTCCCGCTGCCTTCACGTATCCCGGTGGCAGAAGGGAACGTCTCTTTTGAACCTCTGATCTTATCGTCCGCGATGAGCAGCGACTTATAATCCAGCAGCGATTCAGCCCCGACCGCTAAAAACTTCTGCGGCGCGGCCTCGGCTATTCCACGAGTGGCTTCTTTCTTGAACCCATATTTCTGATTTTCAATTGCAAAAGGCATAGTTTATCTCCTTGTTATTTCCTGCTTGTGGTTTCCACTGTGAATACCAGTGCAGCCGCCGTCATACTGGCGTTTATGGTGGCGACCAGATTATCCTCTGGCGGCTCCCATTCAATCGTGTTTAGGATTGAAAACAGGACCTGTCCGTTGGGTAGTGACAGTCCGCCCAGGTCTACATTGTCTATAAACAACTCGGCCAGTTTCTGTGTCTCCTGGGTCTTGAGTTTGACTATCTCTTCGCCCGGTCCGAACGATTTAACGAACACTATCCTAAAGTGATAGACGATTCGGTAAGTCTGGCCCGTCGTTATGCGCTCAAGATTGGTGGCCGGTGCCGGTTTAACAAAGACAGCCGGGACATTGTCTGCCAGAGCCTCCAACGCGGGGAAGAACTCCAGCGCGCCGATGGCGACCACCTTAAGGCCCAACTGGTCGGCCAGGTTCTGGTCTATGAGCTCGACGATTCTCTCGGCGATAAGCGTTTCGTGCAGTCGTGGCGCGGGCATTAGAGCGTGCCTCCCGCCTGCTGCAGGGCTTCTAAGATGCGCGTCTGGAAAATGGTCTGAATCCTGGGCGTTGCACCCAATAAGGCAGGCCTTAAATATGGCTGTGCCCTGAACCCACGCCGCTTGATGGCTCTGGCCACCACAAAGGCCAGTCGTTCGTCGCCGAGCTTGCGCCGGGCCCATGCTTTCAGGTCACCGGACGGCGGCGGCATAGCGCCGGGCCACGGGTTTCGGCCTTCTTCGACCACGGATGCATACGCCAGGCCCGAGCCGACCTCGCCGGTTATGCGGCTGCCTTCCTCTGATACATTCTGGCTGATGGAAACGCGCAGCAATCCCCGGAAGACAGGCGCATAAAGCTTGGCGTAGCTCTGGACTAAAACAGCAGACTCCCGCATCGCCTTTACAATGGCGTTGCGCAACCGCTGCGGCAGTTGCGGCAGGGTCTTGGTTATCTCGCCCTTTTCCTTAAAGATAATGCGTATCACCTCTTCTCCTCCAGAACGGCTTCCATGTGATGGCCCCAAAAATTCTTAACGTCGGTTGCTACGAATGTTTCGTTGTCTGACTCGCGTATGACCTCGTAATTCGCTTTAAGCTCGGTCTGATTTAGAAACAGCCGAAACGAGCGTTTAGGCGTTTGCCCCAGCACATTCCGGCTTGAGGCTGTGCCGCCCGGATTGAACCGGGATTTAACGCCGGTGGCGATTACCTCATAGTCAAATACCGGCTGCTTGGTGCCGACCACAAAACGCTGGACAGGCTTGCGGATAGTGATGCTCTCAGTTAAAAGCCGCTTTTCTATCATAGGGTGAATATCCTGAATCGCTTACCAAGCCCCTCCCATGCCCTGTCCAGTTCGTCGTTTAGCTTTTTGAACGTTCTTGTCTGCGAGAAATCGCCGATATTCTCGCTATCCACCAGCGGTTCGAATCTGGCCGACAGCGCGGTCTTTGCGACTATCAGTGTGGCTATCTTCTGGACTAAGGCCGGGACTTTAGGATAGCCGTGAATGCCGCTGATGATTACATTGGCTATGCCATACGGCGTCAAGCGGTCTTTAAGCCTTATAATCCCTGTCGCTTTTTTGAGGACGTATTCTTTCGGCTGAATTACTTCGCCATCAAGCACAAGCACATCAATTTCAAGGATCGGGAAACAGTCCAGGAAGATAGCGTCGGAGCCGTCGCCGTCTAAAACATTGGTGAACTGCTTCGTGCGGAAGCACATGCCCGAGCGCCGGTCAATCTCTTCGGTGGCGGCCTCTATCCATTCCGGGAGAACTTTTCCCTGCGGTACCTCTCCGCCGGTCATGGCGGAGACAAGCGCGGGGGACGTGTATTCAGTCGGCGCAACGTCCATGACCGCCTGTGATAGTAAAGAGGCCAGAACCGCCATTTACGCGCCCTCCTTCAGTCGCTTGTCGTACTCGGCCAATTTCTCCTCGAGCTTTTTGCTCAGTTCCTCAATAGCGTCCTTATTGGCTTTGCGAATTGTCTCCCTGCGCTCTAATGAAAGCTCGCAGATAGCGGCGAAGTATTCAAAGAAGGCCAATGCTTCATTGAGCCTGGCATAGTTGTTCTTCAGGTTTTTGATGAACCGGGCACGTTTGGCCTCCGCCGGGGTCAAAGGGCGTTGATTCTTTTCGACAAACACGACCGCCCTGGGCGCGTGCCCGGATTGATTGACGTGCAAAACTGGGGTCTCATTATCCTTTGTCATGGCGACTATCTGCCTCCAGTGCCGTCGCCTGCGCCAGAGGTCTTGGAAGCGCTTGTGTCTAGCGTGGGGATGTTAGACGTGCCGTCCGTCCAGTAAGTCGTGGAGTCCTCGGTTTCAATCTTATAGGCGTATGTCTGGCCATCCACCGGGTAAGGAACTTCTGTAGACGGCCTGCGGTTGGAAACATTGCCCGCGCTGTCGTCAAACGACACCCTGCCTGTGCCTTTGGGAATAAGCGTTGAATTGGCTTTAACAGCCTGAACCGGGTCAAAGGTCGCGCCGGGTGAACGGAAGATGTTGTATCCATTAGCATTAGGGTCGGACACTGCGTCCCAAGATACGTTCACCTTGTTGCTGGAAACATCGGTTGAGAGGTTCTGGACTATCGTTGGAATCAACTCCACAAAAGCCATGTGTGGGTTTTGCGTCATAACCTCGCTGGCAAGATTGGAGGCGTTGCCCTGATCGTCCATGCTGAACAGGTAATACGTGAAGTCCTTACCGTTGTCCGGGTCTAGCGGGGTCTGGTCCTGGAACGAAGTGGCGGTTGATGGGATTGCTGAACTGACAGCGGAAACGCCGGAGGCTGCCAGTACGTTCGCTTTTGTGGGGATGGACACCGGAGCATTACCCGGAACGCGGTAAAGCTCGTAATGGTCAAGGTCCTGCAGTGTGGCTTGGTAGCGTATGGCGATTCTATTGCCAGCAGTAAATCCGCCCGCCAGCTCGGTCAGAACGCCGGTGGATAGCTCAAGAGTATAATGTGTTGCCAGAGCCTTTGAGGACAATACCGCCTGCTTAACCACAGCTCCTGAAGCGTGTGGGTAGAATAGCCCGTCCACGAGCGTGACGTCGCCGGTGAGCGTGTTTACCGCCTTAACTTCGATATACTCTTCTTTATTGGACACGCCGTCATCTACGACTATCTTGGCGCCGACTATGATGTCCGCTGGGACGGGTGTGCCGATATTTATAATACGCTGGCCGTGCATTGTGGAGGCTGTAAGAGTCTTGGTGTTGGACGATACTGCGGTTCTTTCATATACGGTAAAGGAGCCTGCCGCAATCGGGTCGAACTGCATCTCGTGCAAAGCGGATGCGACGCCGTCGGCCAAATCTGGCGTGCCGTCCGGGTTTTTGAGGAGTTCTCCGCCGATAAATTCGTTTCTGGTCGGAGCCGTCCAGTTGAGTGTTATGCGCGTCTTGCCTTTCGGCGTCAGGCCGTCGATAAACTGGCTGGCTTGTATAAGCCCCAGAATAGCGGGCTCTGCCGACAGGATGTCGGCCGCCAAATTTCCAACCACCTGCTGCGATAACTGCGATTCAAGTATTGCCATTTTAGTCTCCTTAAGCTTTCTTGTATAACGTCATTCTGGAACCAAGTTTCCAGGTATTCTCGATGTTTATGGAGGTGACATTCTGATTTCCTGTTACCGTCGAAAAACTGAAGCGTTCGGAGGTAAGGCCGTTAAACGTGGCGAAGGCTGCTATAGACACGAATCCTTGGACGAATCCTTCAGGGGTTATGGCAAACTGGATTTCGTCCGTATAGACTCTTTTTGCGGTGCCTAAATTTCCGGGGACTACCCCTGAATAGTCAGCCACCGGGGTTTTGACTGTTCCGACGCCACCTACGTCAACATATAATTGTTGTTCGCTGGTCGCTGACAGGCGCAGGACAAGCAGGTAATCCCCATCCACTGATAGGTTTAGCCCGCTGAACCCCGTGAAGGCCCCTGCGGAAGCAAGGATTTCCTCTGCGACTTTGACCCATCTTCCACCACCAGATGGTGTTTGCCAGGCCGCTGCCGTCGCCGAGGTCGCGGTTAGAATTTGCCCTGCGGCTGGAGAAGCGGGGACGCTCGTCCCATTGACCTTGTTTACGGTCGGGTTGGGATAGGTTCCGCTGAGATCGCCTCCGGCCGCGCCGTTCGGGGTTCTGGCGTTGCTGTTTCTGGGGTCGTTGTCTCCGACTGCTAGTGGATTGGTTGCTATAGCTGGCGCAACCGACAGTTTGGTAATACCTTTTACCGTATCTGAAGCGTCGGATGGCCCGGCTGCGCCTGCCGCGTTTATCGTCACATCGCCGGTGCCGTCAGTCGGGGTAACCGTTATATTGCTACCTGCGATTATCTTAGAAACCGAGGTCCGGGCCGAATTGGAAACCGGGACCGATATCTCAGGATTGGTCGCGGTATTTCCGTCGTCTGTGAATGTGGATGATGACTCGCCGGAAACCGAAGCGATAAACTTCTCCTGCCCGGAAGCGATAGCTTTATAAATCTTGTATCCCGTCGCGCCCTTGACGGTTTCCCATTGAATGATGACAGGAAGCGGAGTCTCGGGCTGGGTGACCTGGGCTTCCACAACCGCCGGGATATTGCCTTCAGTGGTCTCGCCAGCGGCGTTGACTGCCGTTGCCTTGTAGAAATAAGCGATATTCCCTGCCAGGTTAGCGCCAACAGCGCCGCTTCCAAGGGTTGCGGCGAGAGTCCTTGGAGGTCTGAGTATAGCCCGTTGGCTATGCGCGTCAACGGCTTCCATGTTCGCGTTAGCGCCCAGCCCCCAGTTTAAATCGCCTGTGTCGCGTTTAGAAAGTTTTAATTTTTCAGTAAATGTTTCTGCCATTGTATTGCCTCAAAATTGCATTGTTAAACTTCATCCTGCTCTACACCAGTTTGTAGAGGCGTAAACGAGACCATCCTGCCGCCTGCCCCCCGGCAGGTTTAATCACTATGCTTTCCAAGTCGTTCACGGGGTATTGCGCCATCTGTAAAGTGTGCAGCCACTGATAGAGAATAATCTTCGGGATTGAGACGCCCAAAGGACTGCCTTGAGGCTGCAACACACTGAATCGAACGTTCCCTGACACCGTGTCATGAGTTGGACCAAAAATCATCTCAACAAAACCTATCTGCCCTGCCAGGAATTCCGCAATACGTGGAGAGTTGGTGCGGTCAGCGGTTATACTGGCTCCGTCAACCAGTAGTTTTTGCGAATAGTAATCGGTCAGCGTCAAGCGGCCATTGACGAACATGTTTAGCGTTAAAGCGCCACCGTCAGCTTGGTTGACCTCCAACAGCAGCTTGAATAAATCAGCGTCGCCAGCTGGAACCGCGATGGTTCCGGAAGTGCTCCACCATTCCGAAAGATTGACTTCCGCAATTTTGGCCCATGCGCCGCCTGCCGCAGCTGCGATGCTTATTTTGTTATTCACAGCGTCCTGTGTCATGGTAATGTTTGAACCGGCCTCAAGCTTGACATCGCCGGTGAGACCGGCAGCTTCGCTAAGTCGCCGCAAGCTCGATACGCCTGACCCGCCAGCCGCGCTTATCAGCACTTCACCGGTGCCGTGAGAAGGTGTGACCAATATGCCGGAACCCGCAGTTACCTTAGAAACGGAAAGCGTCGCAGTATTGGCGGCCGGGACTGAAATGGCCGGATTGGGGGCCGTATTGCCATCATCCGTATAAGTTGAAGTGGATTCGCCTGAAACTGAAGCCAGGAATTTCTCCTGACCTGAGGTGGTGGTTTTATAAATCTTGTAGCCTGTCGCGCCTTTAACTGTTTCCCATTGGAGAATGACCGGCAGAGGAATCGCGGGCTGCGTCACCTGTGCTTCCACAATCGCTGGGATCTTGCCTTCTGTGGTTTCGCCTGACGCATTGACCGCCACTATCTTGTAGAAATAATTGGTATTTCCGACCAGATTAGCGCCTACCGCGCCGCTGCCAAGTGTCGCGGCAAGCGTTCTTGGCGGCCTAAGTGTGGCCTGCTGGCTGTGCGCGTCAACGGCCTCCAAGTTCGCATTTGCGCCCTGGCCCCAGTTAAGATCGCCGGTATCGCGTTTTGAAAGTTTCAATTTCTCGGTAAATGTTTCTGCCATTATAGTGCCTCAAAAGCCGAATGGTTCAAATCCGAACGGAGCCTCGCCCCAACCTTGCACCGGCGCGCCCCAGGGCCGTGAATTAAACGGCATCAGGTGAAAACCACCTGGATCAGGCTGGCCGTAGGGGCCTGTGCCGTATAACCCATCGCCCCAGCCGGAATCCTCAACGGCCACCATGGTGTAAAACCTAGCAGGACCAGCATCAGCTTCATGGTCGTCATATTGGAACACCCCGGGGCCCAGGACTGTCTCGTCGGCTATTCTCCTGCCCAATTCATCCTTGACGGCTGATTTGTAAAGCCTGAACCCGCGCAGCCGCCGGTTTGCCTTAAATTCCAGCGGGTAATCGGACCAGGTCATCCGTATATGCGTCGGCTCCACTTGCGCCACTCTGAAATTGGGTGGTGGGGGCAGGGGGAAAGGATGTGCCACGGGTTATCTCCTTTTTTTGCCTCTCCCAGTCGGCTTTGCCGGTGGCTCTGCGGGTAATTCCGTATAGCCTGTTTTAAGCAGCCGGTCCCTCGTTTCCGGCAGTTTGACCTCGCAGAGTCCGTCCACTACCTCAATAGTGCCTTCGGCGTAAGAGGCCTCTATAACTGGCGCGTCTTTTGTGCCGAATGGGGGATACAGTTTTTTAAGCCTGAACATCCGGCCTCCTTACAAAGTCACACCGGCCAGCCGTGACGCTTTAATGTCATTAGCCAGAACCAGCGTGATATCCTCGAAGATGTCGAACTCTGAAAACTGCGATGACTTCTGCGCCAGGCGAAGCATCTTTAGAGGCGTCAATTCACCCACCCACACTGCGCTCGTATCCACCACCAAGATGTCCGTGCAGTTGTTGGCGTTGCCTTGAACTTGAGTTTCCGAGACAAAAGTAGAGCGGAATATCGGGATGCCGTTATAGTTCTGCAGGCGGAACCCGCCCTTTACCTCCATCGTGTCCGTGAACCGCTGCTGGGCCTGGAGCAGGCCGTTTAGCTTGCGGTTGGCTTTCTTGGACATTATCAGCATGCTGGGGTTGCCCCGGTTTAGGTCTATGGCGGCATCCAACAGCTCAAGGCTCAACGGCGCACCGTTTGTTCCTGCTATAACCACCTGTCCGGCAGGAATAATCTTGCGCATACCGTTAAACTGCTTGGGGTTGGCTACCGAATCTCCGTTGATGATGGCATCCTCCTCAGCATCTCTGACTGCCTGGAGGGCGTTATCAACTTCCTCAGTCTCGATGTCCAGAAGCGACTTCCCTACGGCCTGGAGTTTGCGGGTCACCTTGCCGCGCTGGATGATGGTCCGATATGGAAACTTCTTCTGAGCATAAGAAGCCTGAGTTTCCGTAGGTTCATCCGTGTCGTCTACAAAAGCCCCGCCCGCGCCGCGTGATGTGCGCTGGTTGAGAATCCACTCTGATCCGGAACCTGTTTTCCTGGGCAGGTTTTGCCGCAGTGGATTGTTTACTTCTATGAGTTCCTGCAGAACCGTGTCTATCATAGGCTGTTGCAACGTGCCGCCCGCGTTAGCCAGGTTCAGCGCTTTTTTCAACTGTTCTAAATCATTCATTTCTTATTCCTCCTATTTCCTTTCCTGAATTGCCAGCGCCGCCCGGAGTTTCTTATCCGGCGGAAGGTTGTCGAACTGCTTTTTTACTTCGTCGGCCTCTGTATCCGGCTGGATGAGGCCCTTCCTTAAAGTCGGAACGGCCTTGAGAGCGGTTTCGACCTGCTTGGAGACCTCACCGGCTATCAGCTTCGCCAGGTCGTCAGTGCTGATCGTCTTGGCGGCCGCCGGAATAGGGGAAACCGGGTCCCCGGCCATCTGCTTGAGCAGAGTCTTGACCTGCTGCGCGAGAGCGCCAGCCGGTCCGCCCAGGGCGATCAGCTTGTCCAGCAATACAAACGCCGGTTCAAGCCGGGCTTTTATCATGCCCATATCGGTCTTCTGGATTTCTGCGGGCTTCTGCGCTTGTGCCTGCACTACGGCATCCGCTCCTTTTGGCTTTTCCTCTGGGGCGGGCGCATTCTGTTTGGCAGGGGCGGGAATGGCAGCCGCAGGCTCCGGCGCAGACGGTTCGCTGGGTGGCGGCGGCGTTGGGGTTTCACTCTGAGGGGGAACTTCTTCTATGATCACTTCTTCTGGCATTGTTTTGTCTCCTTGTTCTTCGGTTTCGTTAAGGGCTTTTGCTATGTACCACCCGATGGCTTTGGCTTCTGGGTTTGCGGGGACTGACACGAGCGATACTTCAACCAGGCTCATGCGCTGGATAATATTGACCATGCGGTCGTGTTCCGTAGAAAACTTCCGTTCCCTTTCCAGCACCTGCCCGCGAATGGAAAATTTATTGAGGACGCCTTCCTTGATTTTCTGGATGATGTCCTGTTCGGTTTTTGAGATAAGCGCGTCTATCAGCAGGCCATGCTGGTCGAACTCGACCTTGGTCACCTTGCCGATGGGCAGCTTCATGTCGTGATTCAAAAGGACGGTGGAGTTTTTGAGTAAATCAAGAGAGGATGCTTTGAGAGCCTCTTCGGTTATGATGTCGCCCTGCAAATCAAAATCGGTCGTGGCGGCATAACCGACCACGTGGAACTCACCGGCTTCCTCGGCATACTTCAATACCTGTACCGGGAATGAGAATCCAATCTTCTCCGAAAGTATCGTTTGTGTTTTCATGTTTATCCAAAACAAAAAAGCGCTGCCGGTCCCTGTTACATCGGGACCAACAGCGCTTCGACTCAGTTCGACAGCGCTAAATGATTATTCTTCCTTCAAACCGCGCATATCCTTCACAAGAAGAGTTTCATGTTTCTTAACCCGCACAAGCCGGCCGTCCTGATAATGAACTTCCAGTGTGCCGTAGAAACGCTCACGGCGGAGCTTTGCTGTAAGCTCCTCGAATTTAGACTCCAGTGTTTCCAGTGCCTGCGTTTCTGCCATATCTAAATTCTAATGCATCGGTTGCCGTTTGTCCATGAACTGTTTAAACAGTTTACGCAGCCGGATTGCTGCTGACAATCTCAGCATGCGTTTCGTCGGTCCCCTGTGATTTCTCAAAGTAAAGATTCAGCGGCTTGAGCGGGAAGTTTGAAACGAGGAGTTCGTATTTATGACGCACTCCTAATTGGTGCATGCCGGTCCACAAGGTTTTTACGCGATAGGTTTTGAAGCCTTTGAAAAGCCCCAGTTTTTCCAGTTCGTAGCTCAGGATGAATTTCCCTTTGATGCTTTTGAGTGCCGGGATTAAATCTTCCTCTTTGAAGAATTTGGAGCCGTGATCTCCGCCCTCTTTGGGCCAGTGAATTGGATAGGGCGGGTCAAGGTAAAAGAATGTATTGTCGGAATCATATTCTTTGAGGATGTCCTGCCAATCCCATGAATGGAGCGTTACGTTCTTAAGCCTCTCCTGGATGTCGGGCAGCTTAAGCGGTAGTCTGATGTGATAGCCCTCGCCGTTTCTGCCAGTTCTAACGCCTTCCCATGAGTCAGTCCTGCCCCAGTAGGTCGCCTTGTTTAGATAGGCGAAGCGGTAAAACCTTTCCCGCGGCGTTTTGGGCTGGCTCTCAAACAGCTTCCGGGCCCGGATTCTGTGTATGACCCAGTCCTGTTTATTCAGCCAGTTTAAATCCTCTGGCGTCATGCTCTTGATGAAGCGATAGGCGAACATGAGGTCGGAGTTAACGTCATTGATGACTTCCGCATCCGACCGCTTCTTATGGAAGAATACCTGGGCGCCGCCGCAAAAAGCCTCCACATAATTCTTATGCTCCGGGATAAGCGCCAGGATTTTCTTGTAAAGCCGGTATTTGCCGCCGGGGCTTTTGAAAGCGCCATGAACCTTCTCCAGTTCCGGCGCGTCCTCAAGCTGCGGTAGAAATGGGGGGGCTTTATCCTCCATGCCTTCCGGCTCGGGTGTTAGGTCCTTCTCGATGTAAAGGTGAAGTGGCTTTAACGGGAAATTAGAGGCCATCATCTCTGTGACCCACTCCTGATTGCCGCCCGGGCCTCTCATCTGATTCCTGCGCTTAACTATGTAGACGTTGTAACCCTTGAAAACTTTGACTCGTTCAGACGGATATGAGATTATCCATTTCGCCTTCAGGCCCTTAATGGCTTTCAGAAAGTCCTCTTCTTTGAACCCGAAGTCAAAGAGGTTGAATTTGCCGGGATACGGTGGGTCCATGTAGAAGAACGTCTCCGGGCTGTCATAGTCCTTTAGCACCTGCAAATAGTCTTTGTTGGTGACCGCCACGTTGCGCAGCCGCTCTTGCGCGCGATCCACGGTGTTCGGGAAGTCTATCTTTACGCCTTCGTTGGCGGGGTTAAATGAGCCGCCTCGCATTTTGCCGTAGGAAGACCGGGTCAGATAGAATGATTTGTAGAAGCGGTCGCGGTCGGTTTCCGGCTTCAGGGCTTTAAGGCGTTCGTGGGTCTCCCTGAGGATTGTCCATTCGCGTTTTGCCAGCGCGTTGCTGTCCTCCGGGCTGTGGTCCCGTATAAATTTATGCATGAAAGCGATCTCCGCGTCGCGGTCGTTTAATGCTTCCTGCGGCGATGGGTCCTTGGCATAGAGCACAGCCGCGCCGCCCGCGAACGGCTCGACATAGGTGCGGTGGTGGGGGATGTACGAAGCTATCCGGTGAGCCAGATAGCGCTTTCCGCCGTAAGAACCGAACGCCTGGCGCACGCCTTTTTCTGCGTCGTTATCATAATCCGCCTCTGCGACATCCTCGGCGATTATCGCCAGCGTTTGCTCTTGCAAATCGTCCTGAATAGTATGCTGGAAGCCCCGGCGGGTCATCTCCAGTTGGACTACGATATGCAACGCCAGGATGTCCTGCGCGTCCCAGTTCGTGGTTTCGTCAAACACCTTGTGCCCGGCCTGCAGCATGGTCCATGCCCTGTGCAGGATGAAGTCCATGGACAGCAGCTCTTGATCTGGTAACTTGGCCGGGTCCGAACGGAATAGCTCGCCGTAATCCGCAAAGTTAATTTTCACTGTTTCCATAATTATTTCTCCTCAAGCACCGAAACAAAGGTGCATCTGCAATTTGGATGTGCTGGCAGTACGCCAGACGCTTCGTCCAATGCCATGATCTTGCCGAGTTTCTCACCGGGCGCAGTCTCAGCTGCGTCCGCGCACTCAATACACGCGTCGCCCGCCAGCAACCATTGGACTTTTTCAACTCCGGCCTGCTTAAGCGCGTCCAGATTGCCCGCATTATACGCACGGTTCGCCTCTGTGCGGGCTATAACCTCGGCCAGAACATCTTTGCCGATTACCCGACTGCTGGCTTCCCGTAAAACATTTCCTTGAGCATCTATGACCGGCTTTACTGTAATGGTCTGGCTGCCGACCCAGTTCTCAATGCGCCGCATAAGCTGTGGGATGGTTTCATTGGCCGTAATTCCAGCCGATAATTCTTCCCGGAGCCGGTCAACCATCCCACCTGCTAAATCTCCAGCCAAGGCGGAGGCCTCACTCTTGATTTTCTCCTGTATGCCTGGGCTTAAGTCCTCGACTCTTTCAAGTCCGTCTCTCTGCGCAGCCAGTGCAAGACCCTTCCGCGCGGCCTCCAAAGAGAACTTCTCTATGGTTCTGGCGATGCCGTCTTTATCAACCAGTTGGAGCAGCACCTCTAAATCACCCTCGCGTTTGATGCCCGGCAGTTTTGCTTTGACTGCGTCGCCTATCTTGCGAAACATGGTCCGTACAGCCTCAACGAACTTGTTCTCAAGCGACACTATCGCCCGTGTGGCGTTGACTATGGTCTCACGTGGATTCAGCGATTTCTGCATCTCCGGCATTCTGGGCGCGACTATCCTGCGCACCTCGTCCGGGCTGAATACGCTGTTTTGCAGGTAGATATTGAAAATCTCGGCTTGGTCTTTCTCGTCTATCGCCCGCTTGTTGAACTGGAACGCCCAGTCGTTGATGCCGAAGCCCTGGCGGATGACATGCTTTGTCAGCTTCTCCGCCAGCCGCATCTGGAAGGGGGAAATAGTCTCATCGTAAAACGTGGCCGTCTGATGATCGCCAGTGCCCGCGCCGATGTTCCCGGTCTCTATAATAGACACCTTGCTCGGCGGAACGCCGTAGACTGCCAGTATCTCGTTTCTGGTGAACTCCCGGAGTTCCAGGAACTCCATGTCTTTCTGTGTCGTGCTTATCTGCTTAAACTCGATGTCGCCCTCCAGCACCAAATCCGAATGCGCCATGTCCGGATTCTTGACCCTGGCCTCCATATATTCGCGGTTACGCTCCACCTGCTCCGGGGTCGCGTCTTTCATAATAAATGCGCCCCTGATTTTTGCGCCATTCAGGAAGAACGCCCGGTTGTATATCTGCGCGTATTTATCAACCGTAACCGGCAGTATCAATGAAGCCAGCGGGGAAAGGCCGTAGAGGGTAGCCCCCTTGGTTCCCAGTTTGAAGTGAATAACTTCCCTGGGTGTGAATTCGACCTTTCCCGACTGGTTCCTGGGGACTTGGATGTAACCCGTAATAGTGCCGTGCTCGTCCGCTTTCACCCGCACCGTGGTCGCGTCCAGATTCCATAGTTCTCTGGGCTTACCGTCCGCGCCGTAGACCACCTCAAGAAACGCGTTGCCGAATACATAAACGTCGCGGGCGATATCGTCCAGTATCTCCAGCAGTGTGTCGTTGGGATTGCAGTTGGCGAAGAACTCCTGCAGGACTTCGGCGTTATTGGAGTCGGCATTGGCCTTTGCCGGCGATAGCGAATATCCCCGGGCGGTGACCGCCTTGCAGATGACGCCGACTACCGCGCGGACCCAGGAGGTCTGCTCATACATCTGGTTAAAAATCTCAAAATCTATGTCCGGCAGGATGCCCTCGGTTGAGGACTGCAAGCCGGTCACATAGGAGATTATCTGCTTGGATGATTTCTGCATTTCCTCCCGGATAACGCCGCCGAACAGCGCCTTCACAAGTCTTTCTCTTATGCCCATAAGCTGTCTCCTTTTGAAATCCCAGCGGAGTGCCGGAACCGCCCCGACCCCTTGAGTGTGGGACACTCAAAGCTCTCTCTTGAGCCCTCCTCCGCATCTATCCACCACTTTAGGTCGCACTTCTTGGGATACTCGCTGCGCCAGTTAAACGGCGATTCCTTGAGCAGCGCCTTCCGAATCTTGTGCGAGCACATGAATTTGCAGTACCTGAACTGGAAGCCCGAGATCTTGGTCAATCCAATGCTGCGGGTGAACCCGTTGGCTCTGGTCCCGTAGCGGGTTATCAAAAGCCTGGGATGGACAACCTCGCCGTCTGCTGTGCAGTAAAACTGACTCTTGATAAAACCGCCGTAAAGCCAGTTCGCCGACTGGTAAACATAACCGGGCTTGCCCCGGAGACCATCAGCCCAACTAAACAAAACGTGGACACAGGGGAAGTCCTGCTCTATATGCAGGCCGCACAATTTCAAAAACATACTTTCGGTATTGCGGGGCATCTCGTCCAGCACGCAGAACCTGTTCAGCTCCAGATAGTTGTTCACGCCAAGCGACGGGAATAGCCTGCGAATGGTATGCATAGGCCGCGTACCGAAGCCCCATAGCGCAACACCGACCAGTTTCTCGCCTTTGAACAGGCCGTAGGTTATCTTCGTTATGGGCGGGCAGATGACGGCGTAATGATGCGCCGCGACAAAATCCCTCCCCGTTGTGTTGGGAATGGCGGTTATGGATAAAGTTTCGGCTGCGCCGTTCAGTTTAGACATAATTATCAAACCGCCTGGAATCGCCCACGTAATATATCTTCGGCACAACGCGCTGTGTTTCCAACGCCTGGATGGCCAGCCAGAGCGCGTCCAGCATATCTTCGGTGCCATGGGGGAAGTGGAGCAGTTCTTCTTCAAGTTGCGTTAGCCAGGCCATGCCGTTCGGCTTTGGCAGGCGTATAGCGCCGTTCTCAAAAAGCGGGGTTAAGCCGCGCAGCCTGGCATGTTTATCATCGGACGCGTTTATGGTTTTAAGCGGCATACGCTTGGTCTCTTCGTCCGTACGCAGCGACTCGGCAAAGGCCGCCTGATAGCCATTGGATTCTACCGCCATCAGGCATGGGTGGTACTGGTGAAATACCCGTTTAGCCGCTTTGAGTTGCTCATTGAACGGAATCCTGTCGCGGTAGGCGTCAATGACGTAGACATTCCCTGCTTTATCCTTGCCGATGACGCAATAAGCAAATCGCGAACTGCCCTCCCGCCGGGAGATAGCCAGATCAATCCCCACGTAGATCGAGAGACCATCCGGCACGTGGTCATACCTGCCGGAATCAAGCCACGCCGCCTTAAAGTCAGAGCCCTCCTGGCCGGATGGATCATTGAGATACAGGCAATTGTAAGAGCTCGTGCCCAGTTGGGCTTTAAGTTGGGCCAGTTTTTCAGCGCTAAATTTCTCAGGGAGCAGAATGTGCTGCTTGCCGGACTCGTCCAGCCATTCCGCCGCCAAATCTATAATCTTCCAGTTTGCGAACCCGGGCTCGGATTTCAGGAACCCGGCGATATCGTCCGTATGCCAGCGGGTCATGACCACGATTATCTGCCCGCCGTCATCCAGCCGGGGTAAGAGGTCTTTCTGGAACCACGTTATCACCTTCTGCCGCTGATTCGGCGTTTGCGTATTCCGGTTAGAGCATGGATCGTCGACAATGACCAGGTCAGGATGCTGGCTTACCACGGTGCCCAATACCGAGGCCACCGCTATGGACGGCTCTTTGCGTATTTCTGTGCGCGGTATCTGGATGCGTTCCTCAGTCCAGGTATCGGCTGTCAGATCCCAATGGCCATATTGCTCCCGGAATCGCGCGCTTTGGGTTAGGTGGCCTTTAATCTCCCGCAGGAAGCCTTTGGCGTTGTCCAATACTTCGTTGACCAGCAGAATCCGGAGGTTATGGTTCTCTGTCAGCCTGAACAATGGGTATGCTATGGTGCAGGAACTGGTCTTAAGGTGGCCGACCGGGGCCAGCAGCAGAACGAACTGCTCCCTGAGCAAAATATCGAACCACGACAGATGCAACTCGGTCAATTGGGTGTAGCCAAGCACCTCTTTTGCGAAGAAAAACAGGTCTTCAAGCCGTTGTTCGTGGTCTTTCATAGCCACGTTTTCCTTGAGCGAAGAAAATGGCTGTTTGTGCGAAGAATGGACGAAGGATTTTTCATTGAGCGGTTTCGTACAAAAAATATATGGGTAGGTCCCTTTGAAACGTGCGAAATAAAATCTTTGGGGGAGCATGTGCGGTTTGGCTTCGGATTTTCCCGCAAAAATTCCGGGCCTGCCTCTAGAGCTGTTCTCCGACGAGAAAAGTCCTGACATAATGTTGCATTATGTCTAGTAAAATCGGCGTTAAGTGGCAGCATTCGCGTCCTTTTTTGGCTCTCCTGGCTCTGTCTCCGCCTCAGTTGCCTCTGCCGCTCCAGCGCGTTGGACGGCCTCGTTGCCCAGGCTTTCAGAAGCAGTTTTTTCTCCTGCTGATTTATTGTGAAGGAATTTCCGCACAGTGATGCGGAGTTCTTCCGACTTCTCAAGGACTTGCTCCGGGACTGCGTTCCTTCCTGTGAGCATTCCGAACTGCGCCTGGCGGTCAAATAGCTCGCCCATAACGGCGACCAAGTCGCGTATCGTGGCGTCGGATAGTTTCTTTTTGATTTCTTTGAGTGCCAGGAAGATGATATCCCACGCTTCGCGGGTGAGGCGTGTTTGTATTCTGGCGGCTGTGGGGTTTGCGCCTTTTCTCTCCGGCATGAACCTGGCCGCGTTATCGAGCCAGTATTTGACAGTGGATTTTTCAACTCCAATCTCCCTTGCGATGGCGCTGAGGCGTGCGCCGCCTTCAAATTTTGTGATCGCGTTCTGAATGGTTTCATTTGAATGTTTTTGCGGCCCTTTACGTTTCATCGTGATAGTCTCGTCTTAACTCCTGCCGGTATTTACTCTGATACTCTCGCAGATACTTTCTCCGCCAGGAGCGTGCGCAATCTTTGTGAAGCTGCTGATTCGGGAATGCAGGCCGGAACCTTGTCCCACAGTACTCGCATGCACGCGTTTCATAACGCCCTTGATCTATTTTGGATGGTTTCATACGTAAAGTCCATGAACTGTTTAAACTGTTTATGCCTCCTGCCTTTTTCGACCCCGCACTCCCCGGCCGCCCTATGCGAGCATAAAAGGCGGACCGGGGATTGACACTATTTTGCGGTAGCACCCATAAGCCGCAGCATTATCCTTTATGCTTACTATTCGGCAATTCGGCTGGCTTGTTCCCGTCCTTCACGAGAGCCATCGAGATGTCCTTGGCGTTCGCTTTCTGGACGTAGCGGTGAAACTCTATGTCCAGCTTTGCGCTTGCCAGAATTTTCGCCACCAGATTACTGATTGCATTTGCCCGCGATGGGGTGGACTTGCCCGCCTTGATCATCAGAATTTCCTCGCTGAGGATATGGCGTATGTCCTCCGTGTTGCGGACTGTCGATTTCTGTTCCATGTGTGTTTCCTCCTATCAGCATTTTCTTGAGTTTAAGATTGAGTCGTTTGATTTCGGCAACTTCGGGGTAAAGAGAAAATGTTTTCTCGGAACATCTGGAGCAGATATTCCGGTGGTCGTTCTTGTTGACGCCGGTTCCGCACACGGTGCACGGCGTCCTGGTGACCATCTTAGGCTTCCAATCGGCGCGCCTGCGCCATTCGATGAGGCATTCGCGGCTGCATGTGATTTTATTTTTCTCACGCGTCTGAAATGGTTTGCTGCAAATTTCACATGTCCTGTCGTAGACCTTGGGATTGAGTTGATAAAATCCGGCCTTTATCTTGCAGCGGAAGCAAATGTGCGCCCCCGCCTTAAAGACTGCGCCTCCACAGCGTTCGCAAGTGCCCTTGCGCTGGTAAGAGGCGGGCGATGCGGCTATCAAACAGTCATGGGAACAGAATTGCTGCCGGCGCGAATGCTTGCGGAACGGTATTCCGCAATAACCACAGGGCGTTATGGTTATTTTCCTACCGGTTTTAACGTGTCTAAACAGCCTTCGCAGCGTCATTGCCGCCTCCCTTGCGGCGAGAAACCAGAAGTTTGACGTTTCATCCCACCTGGGCACTGAATCGCCGAGAGCCTCAAATTCAGATTCCCACAACGCCGTAGCGAAGCGGGCGACCCGTTCTGCCTCCGGCTGAGACGATAATTTATATTTCGGCCTAGCTTGGAATGGGAAATGTTCCGAGCGCTTTACCCAGTAGTGTAGGAGGCTTTTCGATATAGCAAGCTCGCCAGCCACTTTTGCGTAGGTTTCCCCGGCCACTATTCTTCCGATAGCGGCGAGTTTTCTCTCTCGTGGGTGTCTGTAGCTCATGACTGGCTCTTCACGTCCAAGACAATGGACTCGCCGTTTGCTTTATGAATCCGGTAAACTCCGGCTCTAAGGTGTTCCCAGACCTCTGCCAGCGGCCAGACCGAGAATGTTTTGTTGCGCCGGACTGCCACCGCGCCCGAGGTTACCTGGACGAACCGCACTTCGTTCGGCTGCTTGATCGCGACAATATCAAACGCGCCGAATAGGTCGCGTGCGCAAAACACGATGCCCCGGCCCGGTATCCAGCCCGGCTTGCCAAAGCTGCGCTCTACGAGATAGCCTTGCGTTTTAAGATAGTCCGCGACCTTCTTCTCATGCATGTTGCCCTTTGAACGATTGCTCATACGATTCCTCCTGTGACGGGTGTTGGTATTTGTTTTAGCCCGGCAGCAGATGCCGAGACAAGACCTGTGGGGGAAAACTCAAACTCAAGCTCGCAGCCCATGACATCCCGGACTCTTGCCCGGAAATAGGGGGTATCTGCGGCGGCTAAGGCTCTGGACCAGTTGTGATGTCCGCCTTCCGCGCTGCTGCGAGGCCGGAACCGGATTATGACAGCTTCAGTGTTTCCAAACCGAACCAATCGCGCTTGATTTTTGGCATTTTTATCTCCTGTTTCAGATGGTTGCAAAAGGGTAATAGGATCTATTTCCTTTTTGCAACCATCTGAAACGTTGTCCTTAAGTTCTCGAAAAGTTGATGTTTTTGCTGCACTTTCTGATGGATAGAGGTCGGGCCATAGGTTTGATATACGCCCTGCTGCAAGCGGCAATCCGCAACGCCCTCTGCGGTATGCCTGCTCCAGTTTCGAACCATCGCTGTTAAGAAGCTCCGCGAAGCCGGATAAACGGTCAACATCAATATCCAGTGGCACCTTGCAGAGGATGTAAACGTCCTTCATACTGTCCGGATGGATAAGACGTATGCGGTCTATGGCTTGCAGCGACTCCCGCTCGCGCTTGAGTTCCAGCACCCGCTGAACGCGCGGGTCCGGGTGGATGTCCACCTCTACGCCCAGCTTGGTCCCGCCGCGCATTCTGTAGCCGCGCGGCGCTTTGCTGTACTCACCCGGCAGATTAAGCGGTATAGGGTCGTCATCCCAGACAGAACGCGCCATAGCCTCCACAGCCAGTGGAGGCGGTTGCTCACGGCCTATAGTAAGGCTGGCCTCATAGCCTTTCCAGTCGTCCACGCCCCGGATGCGTCCAAAATGCGAGATGGTCGCGCCCTCCCACTCGCATGAAAGCGGCAGTCGCGGTTCTTTTTCGCCCGTGATGGCCCGGCGTACCGGCAGGGGGCAGACGACAAGTAGCTTGGTGGCATTAGCGAGCTTGCGGATGATGAATTTGACGTGCTCAAGCCGCTTCGCGGCCTTAAGATTAAAGTCTGCCGCCGCGCCGTCGAAGCCAAGTAGCGATTGCCGTGAGAAGTTGGATGTGTGGCACTGTGTGACGACGGCGTTTCTCCTGACCGGGATGGCGACGTGCTCCAGCTGCCCGCCGAAAAGCCGCTTGGTTATCTCCTCGTCTGCGTCCGCGTCAATGACCAGAAGCGGCCTGGTCCGGCCTATGAGTACCTTCCGCCGCCACCGGACGCTCACCCGGTTCTGCCGCTCGGGCTTGCCGTTCACCAAGACGGCGACGTTGCGCTGCAACTCTACGGCATGTGATGTGTCGCGGGGGAGGTTTATCTCTTTGGCCAGTTGCCGCAGGAGCCGCGCAATCTTCTCGCGCTCGGATTCTTCCAGAGCGCTTAGGCGTTCAAGTGCCTCAGCTTCCGGCATCTCCGGCGTTATGCCGGTGTCGCCGTCTTCGCTGCCCTCCGCGATGTCGGCCGCCTTGGCGATGGTCTCGCGAGTGAGGCCCCTTGCCCTGAGCGCCGCGAGTGCGGGCCCACCAGCAGACAGCGCCGCATAGATGTCTGCCAGGCAGTGAGTGAGGATTTCAACCTCACCGCCACCTGCCCAGCCAGGTACCTCGGTCAGGCGGTCGGGTGCAAATTGCAGGCCGCCAGCCAGCACCTCCACAACGGACTCGTCGCAGATAACCATATCCGGCGGCGGGTAGTCGGACAGCATTGGCAGGTGCAGATATTCATGCGACCATATTCTCACGCCCGGCCCGTGGCTCTCCCACTGTTTGATCCATGGGCAGTGGTAGAAGTAACTGCAGTGTTCCGCGTCCGAATTGCAAAGCGTTTTGTAGACGTTAAGCCCGAGTCGGCCGGCTACGTCCGCCGCGTCGGGTTTGCGGCACATGGTCTTGTGCTCGTGCGACCGCCGCACTTCCGTAGCCAGGGCGAGTCTGCCGCGCATAACGCGCACGTCGGGCCCGGCTTCGTAAGAAAGCTCCGCAAACTGCTCAGCTAGGTGGTCGGCGAGGTCTATGGTGGGGACCATAATCCAAACGCGCAGGTCCCAGACTTCTTTGCGAGCCATTATCTCATGAACCACCTGCATGGTTTTACCCAAGCCTGCAGCCGCTTGGACCGCCAGTCTTGGCGCATCGCGCAGGTTGTCTATGCCGTACTGTGCTTTGACCGTTGCGCGGAGTTCCTCTGCAACTGCCGGTGGCAGCTTCCTGCCGAATCTGGCCCGATGTCGGCGGGCGAGTTCCTTACGCGCCTGCGCAAGTGGCACAGCGCGGTTGAACCAACCAGAGATAACGGATTTGAGCTGTGCGGACGCATCGTCGCGGGCGAGTGGTTTAGAATCATAGCCGGGCGCGACGTTTGGGATGAGCCGCGCCGCCTTTCGGACGCTGCCGAAACCTTTCCTCCTGGCTCCGGCTATCATTGCCAAAACTTCATCGCGGGTCTGTTCTGCGGACCAGCCGGGTAAGGTGTGTTTTTCGCTCCGCGCAAGTATATCTTGGTCCGTCCAGCCGCAGGCCACCATCCTGGCGACCGCCCGTAGCATTGGCAGATGCCAGTTGTTTGGGGATAGTTGGGCGAGCAGCGAATCAATACCGGGTGATGGTTGGCGGCTGTCAGTCGATGGCACGGTTATTGCGACCGGCTGCTCAGGCGGGAAAGCTGTCTCAAGTTCCTCAGGGGTATATCTCCGGGGCGAGAGTTCTTCAAACGTGGTAATCTCTGCTACACGGCCTTTCTTTCGTGGCCAGGCGACTGAGCCACCCATGCGCATGACGCGACCTGTATTGAATACGGCTGTGTCGCCGCCCAACGCGACGGCTATGGCGCGGTTTATCCTGCGGCAGGCATCAGCGTCGCGTAACTGCTCATGGATCCGCCACCATAGTTGCCCGCGTGAATAGGGATGGTGGCCGGTGATAACCTTGGCTGTGGGGGGAATACTTTTCTCTACACAGGTCTTTTCAGCCCGTTCCAGCGCTCCTTCATCGTCAAAATCAGCATATAAGGCCGTGAGCGCGTGAAAGTCTGCGTCCGCTGCCCGCCTGTTTCGCGGCGCGTCCAGCCGCCGCAGTGCCGCGCCGAGATACAGGTTCTGCCCTGCCACGGCGTTCCGGGCGGCCGCGAAGTCTGCTATGCTGTCCAACTCCTGCGGGCAGAAGAGCCGGGCGTGGCGCAGGCGGCCATCCGATGTGTCCGTCCAGGCCAGCTCGACCAATGCGTCAGGCAACTGGTCAAATAAATGTCGCAGATGCGCGGCTATGGCCGTCTTGTTTGGAGTGAGAAGGAAATCACTCATTGCTTCCTCCGCCACAGCCAGGCTCTTGCGATAGCCACGGTTAAGAGGTCTGACGCTTCACCAGCGCGTATCCCTTCCGGCGCGGGGATGCGCCATTTGGCCAGAGCGCCCAGCAATTTATCTGATGCGGGTTTGCGCCGCCAAAACGCGTTCTCGGCCGCCAGTTGTGTGGCCGCTGCGCGTCGGATATAGTCCTCGCCGATGCCCTGCGCCATCTCAAGGTCCACAGGGCGGGCCTCAAGGGTTGTCGCCCCTGCGTAACGGTCTTTTGGCGACACTTCAACAATCCAGCCGTCGCCTGAGCGGATAAGCAGCACTGTGCCTCGGTCACCGGCTGAGGCGGCGTAGAATGCGTTTGAGGCGGTTATCCAATGGAACCGTCGTGGCCCGTGAACTGAGCGGTTAGCTGTGATTAACGACGAAACCAGCGCGTCCTCGCGATCCTTTACCTCAAGCGCTTCGGTTACTGTGCTATCGCCGGCTGCCTCCGGGTCCAGGCCGAATAACGCGGGCGCTTGGATGAGTTTGTGTTTCTCTGATGCGCCCGCAAGGTCGATTATGAGGCAATCTTCCTTCGCGGGAAAGATTCTGGTGCCGCGCCCTATCATCTGGAGATAAAGCGTCTTGGACTGCGTGGGGCGGGCGATTATGATGGCATCAATGGACGGCTCATCAAATCCCTCAGTCAGAACCGCGCAGTTGGCCACGACCATAGTCTCGCCGGTCTTTAGGCGCGTCAAAATTGCCCTGCGTTCTTCGATAGGCGTCTCACCGCATAGCCACTCGGCCGCCTCACCACGATTTTTAAGCGTCTCGGCTGTGCGCCGCGACTGGTCTACAGTAACTGTGAAAATCAGAGCCTTTCGGCCTTTTGCATGGTCTTGATAGGCGTTGGCGGTTGCCTCAGCCGCACCGGCGCGGAGCATGGCATCGCCGAGTTGGCCCTGGTTATAGTCGCCGTTTACGGTGGCTATCTGGTCCATGTCGAAGTCCAGCGCGACCTGCTTCAGGCGCAGGTCCACCAGCCAGCCCTCTTTAATAGCCTGCAGCAACTGCATTTGATAGACGATGGACTCGAAAGATTGGTCAAGACCAAGGCTGTCGCCGCGCTCGACGGTCGCGGTAAGTCCTAAGGCAGGTGCGCCGCCCGGCTTGAAGCAGCCGAGCGCGTCCATAGTCCGGAGGTAGCTGTCGGCGGCTGCATGATGAGCCTCGTCAACGATAATCTGGTCGAAGCCTGATATGTTCTTGAGGCGGTTTTCTCGCGAGACTGTCTGTATAGATCCGAATACAACCTGCGCGTCCGTTTCGTTACGCTCCGCCTTAACTACGCCGGTGGAAGCCTCGGGCCACACGGCGCGGATGGCGCGTAATGGCTGCTCGATAAGTTCGTCACGATGTGCGAGCCACAATGTCCGGCCTCCCATCCGCTTGGCAATGGATAGGCCGGTTACAGTTTTGCCGCAGCCCGTCGGTAGGTTTATTATCCCGCGCCGGAGGCCGCCACTAAGCTTGTCGTTCCAAGCTTGGATGGCGGCCTCCTGGTAGGGCCGAAGGACAATGCCGGTGTCTTGCTGGTCGTTTTCCATGGGGGAAAGCCTATGCTCAGAATGGGACGGAGCCCCCATTGGCCGCGCCGGGGCGGTCCGCTTGTTTGTCCTTGGCTGGTTGCTGCGCGTTCTTACGCGGTGCTGGCAGCTCGTCATTGGCGGGTTCTGGATGCTTGTCGGTGTAGATTTCCTCTATGAAGTTCTTCTCGTTCGTGTATGTGCGCCCGTTAACGACTTTGTCATACGTCGCTACGCCCAAGAGCGCGCGAAAGGTACGCCCCTGCAGGTCGGATTCTTCAAACGAGAACTCACCGTCATATTGTAGGCCGATGCCGTGGAGGAAATGCACAGCCATGCCGTGGCCCGGGTTGGCCTTCTCGCCGTTGCCGCGCGGGACCCATACCACGTTATGCCAGACGCGTTTGCCGAAATGCTCGCCCTCGTCTGCTATCTCGCATTGCAGCTTGGTGAGAGGCGTGCCGGGGTTCTTTCCGCCCTGCGTGACTTCGCCGTTCGAGTGGTCGGCTATTTGCAGTGTGTAGATGCCGCGTGGCGCTGGAGCGAACTGCGCACTTCCGCCCTGTCCTGCGCTTTCTGCTCCCGCGTCGCCCTTGTAGTTTATGCGTGCCATGTTATTTGCCTCCTTTGGTTTTTGCTGCCGGTTTCTTTTCAGGTGCTTTTGCAGGCTCAGCAGGCGGGGCCTTTGCCTCGGCAGCCGCCTGGATGGCAGCCCACTGGTTGGTTTTGGGGAGGGTGATGGTCTTATCTTCAAGCTCCGGGATGCGGCTGCCGTATGTGCCGAGCGGGCCGCCCTGGAAGCTCACAAAGTACTGCGTCGTGTTGCCGACCTGCTTTTTGTAGCAATGCCCGATGGCATCGGCCTCGGCGGCGATGTATGAGCCCAGCTTACCGGGGACCTGAATCCCGGCTGGGACCACGACCTTTCCGTCAGCATCTATGCGAGGCTCTTTGCTATGGGCGACGAGTACTGCCAGCTTTCCGGACGTCTTGAGGTATCCGATAAGCTTCTCGAATTTACCGCGTAACTCCTTCCAGACGGCGAAGCCGTTGACTCCCTCTTTGCGCTCGCTGATGCTTTCAAGCTCGTATTTTTCTGCGACTTCCGCCTCGAGCCAGTCGCTTACAACGTCAAGGCTGTCTATGACCAAGGCCTTGATGCTCGGTTCCTCCACGGCGGCTACGACCGCCTGGCGAAAGGTGGCGATGTCAGGGATTTCTTGGACCCAACCGTCAATGCGGTCCGCGCCGCCCCGCTCGAGTTCGAGCAGGATGGAATTAGGGATGCTGGCTGATAAGGATGTCTTACCGGCTTTAGGAAGCCCGGCCAGAATCCAAAGGCCGTCTGTCGGCATGCCTGTTTTCAACTTGCCTCGGGGTGGTGCAAGTTTGAACTTCGGCGGCGGCGACTGGTTACCTTGTGCTGCTGTTTCTGCGTTCATTGTGGTCTCCTTTATTTGCGTGATTTACCAACACTAAAATGGGAAGGCTGTTTTCTTGGACTTGGGCGCGGGTATCTTGGCGGCGCGGGCCGCCTCTTCTGCGCGTATAATTTTTGTGCAAAAGTCAGGTTCTCCGATTAGCGGGACTGCATTCGAAAGCGCTATTGCCGCAGCGTTTAGAAAGCCTTGTATGGCCGCAGGGAGGTCTGTGACAGGTCTGCCTTCTGAATCGTAGGGGGGCTTTTTACCGAAGCGGACTATCTCGGCCCATGCGACTTTGATGCCGTACTGCTCGGCCAGGGCTGCGGCATATCCGCCGACTTGATAGGAATATTCATTGCCGTAGAAGCCGGAAGAAGTCTTAAGGTCCACTATTCCCAGGCCGCCGCGCGTGGCCGAGTAGCCGACGGCGTCGATGCGACCGCCAAAGCGGTGTTCCAGAGAGGCGACAGGCAGCTCAAGGGCGACGAGCTCTATGTCGCTCTGCATGCGCCAGCGTTTAAAGTCGAGCGCGGGCTCGGCCAGCTCGGCCGGGATGTCGGCAGGTTCCTCTCCTTTGATTATTGCCTCACACAAGCCGTGTACTCGGGTGCCCAGATCCGCAGCGTCCTTGGACTTGCGGCGATGCGCCCCTGCTGCGTCCTTGGCTATCTGGTCGAGCATGGCCGGATCAAGTGCGTTGCGCCCAAGGCGGAGCAGTTCGGCTTTGAAGTAGTTGGCCGACTCCCTGGCGCTCCAACCTACGAGAGCCGGTTTATCAAGGACTTGTAGGATGCCGGTCACGGATTTGAACGGGCCGACAGTTTCGCCGGTGGGGAGTACGATGCTGTATTTGTGGTTCTCATCGCTTACGGTATATTTGGGCTCGGGTAATTTCACGGTTTCTCCTTGGTGGGGATGCGCTCAACTTTAAAGGCATCTTCCCCGAATTCGCGGCTTATTAGGGAGGTGAATATCTGGGCGATGTGCTGGCCGACTTCGGTGGTCTTATCAATAACACAGACTTTCTTTTCCCTGTCAAAGAGGAAGGAAGCGTCCAGGCGTACTTTCGGTTTGCCAAATACGCTTTCTGCGTTAAACACCGCCCAAAATAACGTTTCTTCAATTACCTTAGGGGAAATGGCTTCTTTGAATTTGAATCGGTAAACTGCGTTCATATATGTCCTCCGCTACACATAAACGGGATTTCTTTGCGAAATGACGAGCCATATAGGTTTTTAGAGATATTCATGAAGGCCATCCTCATAGAACAGCTCACGCATTCGTTTAACTTCGCTGTATAGGGTGGTGCGGCGTACGCCGAGGGATTTAGCGACTTCGCTGATGGTAAAGCCATTCATCAGCAATTCGCAAATTTTTCGTTGGGGACCGGTCAATCTTTCCAGCTTGAGGGACATGACGAAGCGAAGCTCATCTTCATGCAGAATAGGCTTTCTGCCTTTGCGGGATAGTGAGGAGTCGTCGCCTAAAACATCTTCGTACGTAACCGGTACGTCTCCGTCGGTGTTGGGGATTCTTTCGCTTAGTGACACGGTATGGCTATGGCCGCCGCGTTTTTCGGTTTGCAATGTGTCGAGGAGGTCTCTTATTCGGTTGTCCAGGATACGGCTTGTTACCGTTTTCTGAGAGGCTTCCCTGGACGACCAACTGTCCATCGCGTTGCGCTTGAGGTGGATCGCTAGTAGCAGTTCTTGTTCCAAGTCAGGGATGTCGTTGTGTGTAAACCCATATTTCCCAACGAGTCCTCGTGCCTTTCCATGCGCCATTCTTACTTCCCAAGAAGCGAATGCGTCATAGCCAACTTTTATGTTCTTTTTCATAACCATCTCCTTTGCGGGATGTGCCCGCGAGGAGACGGCTCTAAATAAAGAAGGAGCCTAGTCGACGCAGGGAACAATCCCTGAATTGCGACTAGGCTCCAGAAGGCTTTGGCTCAAAGGCTCTCACCCTCTTTTGGCTCTGTTAGAGTCGATTAACTGATGTGCTGTTACAGACTTGCTGCATTAATCTTCGGAAACTTCTTGTTCTTTGGGAGCCTCCTTGAGCATGGACTGAGGTAATCTGTACTGGTCTGCCAAAACCGGCGTGATAACCTCGTTTGAAGTGCGAAACCAATGGCGGCATTTGCTGCACCAGGTCACAGCCCAACCACTGCCCATATGGGTCCGGGTGGATTTATGACAGGTAGGGCAACTTATACGCACGGCTCCTGGAAACTGGGATACTGGCCGCGACTGTTCACTATTGGTGTTCGACATTCGACCTCATAAATTTTCATGACTCTCTACCCATTAGGCGATGGGCGAGGCCTTGAAGTAACATCGGTTATGAGATATTTCTGGGGAGGTGAATCTGAGGAGAATCAATGGGCCAATGCTTCAAAATCCGCGATGGTTTTCCGCCATTTGCTTATGTGGCGCGCCCCATTGATATTATGCTGTCCCAATAGCGAGATGGTCGTGTCTAAGGCAGCGATGGCGTCCTTGCGGCCCGAACGGGTAAAATTCAGTTCTTGTTTCCGTGTATTAAGGAAATGGCTTTCGCAGAACCCCTTTTCTTTCATGCTCTGTTGCATCTTGTCGAAGTCATTCCCGTAGGCTTCTCGGCATACGGCGCAACGACAACGTGTAAAAGGGAACATCTTGAGGATGTGAGCTGCTTCTTCTATATCATAGGCACAGTGCAGTTGCGGGACATAAAACTTCGACCTGGGAACCTTCGGGGCTTTCCACCGATATGACATGATATTTCTGGATGTCCGGTATGATAGGTTGCAGGAGAATCCGTCTAAACCGTAAGAGTTCATGAGGATGGAAAAATAACCGCCATGCATTTTAATGACGGATTTGCCTTTTGCCTTAAGTTCCGAAATCAAAAAAAGCAAATTTGTTAGTCTGGAAACAGGTGCAGATTCCTCGTCCATTCCATTAACCCAGATAAATACGCCATCGATAGAAAGCGCGGCCACTTCGGTGATTATTGACCGGATCTGGTCCGGAAAATCCAAGAGGTGCGGGTCGATTAGCAGCGTGGTGTAAAGTCTTTCTCCCGTCTGAATATATCGGGAGGCCAGCTTAGCGCAGCGAATGGTAGCGGTATACCAGGGGCTGGAAGTGTCTTTGAAATGAAAGTAGGGCGCAATAACCATACAGGGCAGTACCGCATTTGGGGTCACCGGCTTCGAGTCCTCACTGTCGTCAAGAAGACGATATTTGTCGTAATAGCTGGTCATGGGAAAAAGATTCAATTGACCACTAATTTTGGAGCGTTGATACTCCAGCGCATTGCGGGTGGTGTCATCCAAGACATCCACCTGGTTTATTATGTCGTCAGTCGAAATCGCCCGCTTGCCGATGGTTTGTCCCAGAAGTGAACTGTAACGGTGCGCCAAAGAAGAAAGGGATGCCCGCACTTTATGCGTCTCAAAATCTGTCACAGCCTCAGGTGGCAATGTGAACATGTACGCCATCGGGTCTATAAAAAACGGCTTTCCGACATTTTTCACCATTTCCACCACAGACGATGAATCTGACGCGCCTATTTGCAAACCATCAAAATGATTGGGCGCTTTGGAAATAAGTTTTTTATCGTCACGCCGCGGCTTTAAGAACATTAAAGGCGTGGCGGCGTCTATGCCGTCATCAGACATTTGCGCCCCCGTCAGGCTCTTGAGTGGGATTGGTATCGCCAGGCTTAAGATATTTGTTTCGCACCTTCGATTTCTCGGCTGTTTCCGGATAGGTGTTGTAGGTGTAATATAGGAGTTCATCCACATTTTTCTTGCCGTGCTTCCGAACTATATCTTGAATACGCGCAAGAATCTTCGGGTCTTTGCTTTGGGATGACTTAATCAGGCTTTGGGCGAATTTTTTCCCTTTGTCGGTGAGCTCGTAGACTGCCTCGACTTGCTTTTTGTCAGGTATTCCGAGTTCGCTTTGGTTCCGCTTTTTAGATGGCGGGGCAGTTTTTTTAATAATCCCAGCCTGAATTAATGCCTGCACATCCTGAGGCACAGCTTTATCGAACGCGCCATAATTGTACGCATAGTGACCATAGTAATCGGGCACGAATTGGTCACAATGACCTTCCTTACCTAGCAGGAAGAGAAGCTTAACCAGCTTGGTGTTTCCCCATATCTGATCCATAAAATGCAATAGTAAGATAAGGAAATCTGGCCGCTTATCAAGCGCGATTGCTCCCTGATGCGTGACCACCGCCTGCATTGGCGCGCTCAGCTCACGAATCTTCTCTTGTATTTTGGTGAAAATGGCATCGCTCTCAGCCTTGGTTAATGACGGGCATGTGGCTTCGCGCCGAAACTGAATTATGGATTCAAGGATCGGACGGATCTCAGCGGCGATATCTGAATGATTTGAAAGAAAATCATTAATAGTCGGAGCATTGCCTTGGTTGAGCTTATCGGTATAGGCTGAGATTAAATTTGCTATTGTCATCTCCTTGGAATTGTTCATAAAAGTGCCTCCCCGTTTCCCTTCCCGGTTGTTGGCAGACTCATCAGATCCCGCAATTTCATTACTGCACGCTTTTCTGCCATCTTAACGGCGCCTTCCGTGGTGTTGAGGATTTCTGCTGTTTCCTTTATGGATTTTCCTTCCACTTGCCGTAATATAAGAACTACGCGATGCGCGTCGCTCAAGTGATCCATCCCATCCTTGATTTCCAGTTTTAAGTGTTCATTCTCGCGGGAAATTGATGCGGTGGCCGCCTCAGCGGCGAATGCTTCCTTCCGCCGTTTTTTGATTTGCTTTGAGTATGACACTTCAGCCTTTCGGCTTGGAACTTTAAATGGCTCTTCCTCTATTGATATGAGACCTGTATCTGCTGAAGTATCATCATAATTGAAATTGGCCTCGTCTTCTGGCGCACATGTAATTTGCCCAGTACTTATTGAAATCTGCCGAGGCTGGTTTTTTGCCATATCTCTATAAAAATCTTTGGCGTTATTGATCGCGATGCGATAAAGCCATGTGGATAGGCGGCTTTTTCCGTTAAATTTATGAATATCCTTATAGAAATCAACAAAGGTTGCCATCAGAACGTCTTTTGCGTCGCCGTCATCCTGTCCCGGTATGCCATCCCACAATGTCTGCCCTGTTGAAGATGATGAATTACCATCGGAAACTTGCCTGGCGAATCTCTGATTATATCTGACGCGGGTAAATCCACATATGGCGCGATAAATTGCGGGATGATACCGTTCCCATGCAACACGTTGAGCGGTCGGATCACCGCTTTTGAGTCTCTCTAATAACTGCGATTCATCCATGGTGTCAGGGCTGGTATTCATTTTCTCTGTCCTTCTACCTATTAGGCGCACAACTGGGCTAAAAAGTAACTTTACACTCCGCCAGCCCTTTCATATTGGGCGAACGACCAGATTAAAAAGTAACGCGGAGAAAATATTCTCCAAAACCTTAATTATCGGCACAGGCTTTTGGCGGTCCACGAAGGTTTTAAGCCAAGAGAATTAGTCGCGAGAAAAATATTTCCGATGGATATGCTTCCCCTACAACAATTATATATAAGGGCTGTTGAAGCAAACAATGCTTTTGCTGTTGTTTCGGTCATCTTCCCCAAAAATCCCGTTAGTATGGGATATGGACCCCAACAAACCTGCGGTAAACTCAGAAGATATGCTTCCCGAAGAACGCCGGGACGCCTTAGCGGATGTCATAGCCGAAGGAATCGTTTATTTAGGCCAGAGAGGCCTTTTGGACTTCGTTCCGGTTCCTTCTTCGAACTTGCCTTCACCGCCCGAAGAAGGTCGAAGTTCCAATGTGCCAGAAAGGCCTTGATTAGAGGGGGAGAACCCTGTATCCTTCAATGACAAAGGACATGTTATGCCCGAAGAAGTAAGCATTTTGAAAGCGCCGAAAGTGAAGCGGATTGCATTATACTGCCGGAAGTCCAACGACGAGAACCTGACGAATAATGTAACGTCTATTGACGCTCAAAAATCCTGTTGCAGAAGCTATATCGAGATTCAGAAGTCCAACGGCTGGGAAGAATGCCAGGAGGCGTTTGATGATCCGGCGGAGTCAGGCAAGAGCCTTAAGCGCCCGGCGATGCAGCGGCTATTAAAACGCATCGCGGAGGGCAAGGTCGACGGCGTAATCGTTTACAAAATCGACAGGCTTACTAGAAATTCAAAAGATTTTCATGGCCTCCTGGAGCTTTTTGAGAAGCACGACGTCGCCTTCGTCTCTGCAACAGAAAGCATCGACACAAAATCTCCGCAAGGCCGGTTGATGACTGCGATTATGATTCAGTTTGCACAATACGACAGAGAGCTGGATGTTCTGCGGTCCCAGGATTTCCATCTGGCCCGCGCCAAGAAAGGCTTGTGGAGCGGCGGCTGGCATCCGCTCGGCTATGATATTAAGGAGAAGATGTTGGTGGTTAACGAAAAAGAAGCCGAGCTCGTGAACCGCATCTTTAATATGTATGTTAAGTATCATTCCACTATGCGGGTCGCGCAGGAGTTAAACCAGCTTGGATTCCGCCGCAAACTTTATAAAATCAAAACCGGTAAAACTTATGGCGGAAAACCTTTCGATATGGATGGGGTCCTCACCATTCTTCAGCAAAAGGCATATATGGGTTCTATTCAGAACACGCGCACCAAGCAGGCGTTTCCCGGCCAGCATAAGCCCATAATTAATCCCGAGTTGTTTGCGGAGGTGCAGGAGCTATTACTCTCACGCAATCATAGGGGCGGCGAAGTCCACTTTGCCGTAAATAAACACGGCTTCTTATTGAAGGGACTTCTTAGCTGCGGCGAGTGCGGTAATGCCATTGTGCCCACATTCGGGAATAAGAAGGGTAAGGCGCACCTATATTACAAATGCTTGTCGGGGTCCAACGGCTTGCCGCATAATTGCGCCATAACTCCCCTTGGTGCCAGGAAGTTGGAGGCTTACATAGTTGAGAACATTGCCGCTATAGGCTGGGACAGGCCGTTCTTGGAGTCGGTCGTTACCAAGACCCAGCAAAAGGCAAAGGAATGTCTCACGCCTTTGGCTAAGGATCGCCAGGTGATTGAAGGGCAGCTTAAAACTATACAGGGTGAGCTGCGGCAACTGGTGAATCTGGTCAAGGCCGGAAGCGCGTCCGCTGAGGTAGCAGATGAAATCCAGCACCTGGAAGAGGCCAAGAAAGACCTCGCAGGCCGAATACTTAAGATAGAGGCGCTGACTTCGCATAGCCTGAAGGCGGTATATGACGTGGATGTGATTCAGGGGACATTTCAGCGATTTGCCATATTCATCAACCGGCTACCCGTTGAGCTTCAGATAAAAGCTATTCGCTTACTGGTGGAGCGAATTACCATATTTAAGGACCATGTAGTTGTTAAGATATTTGAGTCTCCCGTCGAGGATATCCAAAAAGCGCTGGATGAAAAGTTCGTTTTTAGGGGGGGGTGCTTACCAGAACAAGGGGGGCCAAAAACGAACTTTAAGCAAAACAACCCCAGAATAGGGGTTGTTGAAGTGGATAAATCTTGGCGCGGTCAAGGGGATTCGAACCCGTGA